TTAGATCGAAGATCCCAGCTCAGCCAGCCGGGCCTCTGCCGAATGGAAGATCATCAGGTACAGGCGCTCGATGGCAGCGGTCGGGATCGCCTCCAGCACCTCCATGGCTTCCACCAGACTCTCTGCCCGGGCCTGAGCGATCAGGCAATTGGTTGCCGTTTCACTCACCTCGATCTCTGCGACCCGTTTGCGCAGCAGGCCGTGGATCTCTGGCGGCATGATGATCCCGGGCAAAAACTCGCCGAGCTGAGCGCTACCTTGACGACTTCTCACTATTCTCTCTCCCCTTGATGGAGAGGCCATTATAGATCGACTCGCACGCCAGCCCGGCTATTCGGCTTCGCTCAAGCGCTGCTGCGCAGCTGCCCGCCATTCGGTCAGCGTCTTCAAGCAATCCCCCGAGCACCACGACGGCAGAGGTTCCTGCCTGGCGCTGCTGGGCAGCAATGGTATCGCAGGTGGCTCGGTGGCCGGCGCGCAGTCGAGCGATTTCGCCCCGCAGCCCGCCAGCAGCAGACTCAGCAGCAGCGGCGCGGCCTTTGGCCAGTTCCAGTTGTTGTCGTGCACTCTCACTCTCCTTGTCCGCCACGGCCTGGCGGCGCTGTTCTTCGGTTCTGGCCTGGGCGGCTACGCGCCGGTCGCGCTCGGCCACCTCCAGACGGTAGTCGGCCAGCTCGCTGCGAGCGGTACCGGTCTCGCCCTTAGCGACCACAACCCGGTACTGCTGACCGCCGGCGACCAGCACCAGCGCGATCAGCCACCAGCACCAGGCCGGCACCGCGCCCAGCCAGCTCATGCCAGAGCCCTCCGCACACCCTCATCGATGATCGCCGGCGCGTAAGGGTTGCCGCCGTTCTCGTGGACGATGATGCTGACGACCATCCCGCGAAGGGTGGCCGGGTCTTTGATGTTGATCGGGTCGGTGGTACGCACGCCAATGCGCTTGGCCACGGCGGCTGCATAGGCCTGGGTGTCGTTCTCGTTGCTCGGCGCCCAGCGGTTGATGGTCTCCAGCACCGTGTCGATTCCCTTCCCGCCCACGCCGGGCATACCGTCCTTGCCCCGGTAGTTGATCAGCAGCTTGCCCAAGGCGCGGATGCCGTTCTCTGGCGTGTCGAAGATGGCGAAGCGACCACCAGGTTCCTTGCCGATCTGGCCCTGCCAGTCGTTGCGAGGGTTGAAATCGATATTGCCGGGGTTTCTGTTGCGAACTCCGCGGGGCTGCGATTGGGTCATGGGTTTTCTCCAGGCAAAAAAATACCGCCAGGCGGCGGTCGGTGGGTTCGGTGTGGATCAGGCCGGCGGCGAGGGCCAGTCGATGGTTGCTGGGTAGCCCGCTTGCTCAGGCAGGCGGTTCAGCGCCACGCGGAATCGCTTCCATTCTTTCAGCCGCGCGATCTCTGCCTCGGTCGCCTCCTCCAGATCGACAGCATCTTGCAGCGGCGCAATGGCGGCGTCGGCGATCGACCGCAGCCTGGCGACTTCCTCCTGTGCTTGCTGCAGCGGATCTGCCGGTATCGGCTCAGGCGGCAGTGGAACCGGCGCCTCTTCCACCGACACATGCAGGGTGATGCTGTGCAACAGGTCCGCTGGCTCGCCGTCCTTGGCCACGCTCACCAGCAGCACGTCGTCGGCAAAGGTGGTGGCCACCGAGGCGCCAGCGTCCATTTGGTTGATCACATACCCCCAGCCTTCCGGCGGCGGGCACATGCCCAACGTTCCGGCGACCAGGTACTGGCCGGGGCCGGGATGTTCGACGGTGATATCCGACTTGCCGAGCGACGTGATATCGAGGATGGAGCCATCGCCCTTGATGTTGATTGCTGCTCTTGCCATGGTCAGATCGCCTTCAGAGTGCCGTCAGCGGCGCGAGTGGTGTTGTTGGAGTGGTAGATCATCGACCAGGCAGTAGCTGCAGACTGATCGACAGCCACGGTCTTGAACGCGAGCCGATAGCCGTTCACTTCTTGAGCAAAGATGGTGGTCCACCGAGCGTCGACGCCTGCTCGGATATGCATAAGGTTCCAGTAGCCATCCCCACCTGGTGGCTGGTTCGACGGAACGGCCGCACTGCGGAACTCGGTATTAAGTACGTTGTGCAGGTTCGCGATTGAAGGAGCGGTACCGAGTAATCCGCCTGCCCCGACGCCCATGACCTGGCCCGCGGACGTGCCAACATTTTTTGTTGCGGCGTCACCAAGTTCCAGTCCAGCCCTTGCGAGGGCCGGTGTGGTTCCTCCGGTCCCGCCTTTCGAAACCGGAATTGCAGCGGGCAATGCTTGCGGCGTACCCGTTGCACCGAGAAAGCCGTAAACCTCATCGAAGTTCGCGCCTATTTTGACGTTGGCGCTGCGCGGGGTGTCGCCACCCTCCCCGGTTGGGGCGGTGCCGAGGTTGATTGTCTGCTTGGCCATATCTGATCCTAAAGAGGTTTCATTGGTCGAGAGGCGAAAAGAGTTCGCCCGTTGACGCTAACCGGGTTTATTCCGTCGAAATTTTCGCAATACATCTGCAGTACGCTTCTGTTTCCGGAGAGAAACCCTCCGAAGTTGGCCCGAATCGGCTGCGCCGTCTGGCCAACGTTCGTGCTTGAGAAAAGTGCGTTGCCAAGCACGTAGTCGTCGAAACTACCCGTCCAGCCCATCTGCGCAGGCGAGGCGTAATAGCCGGTACCTGTGATTGGCGTGCCCGCAGTAGCGAATGAGTTTGTCGCTGGCTGGCTGTTGAGCAGAGACAGGTTCGCCGACGTCACGAAGAGGCGATTGCCGGCGGCATCTTTCACCGATGCTCCATACTCACCGACAGGCGTATTTGGCGTCATGTAACTCGCGCAGAACCATTTGATAGCCATCGGGTACAGGGCTATGTCGCCATGCGCAGCCCTCGACGGGAACGACTTGATGCGAAAACCCGTCCAGTTCCCTGGCGATCCTCTGACGTAGAAGTTCCCGATCATCATGTAATCAGCAGCGTTAAAGAAAACCAACGGTCGCTCATAGGTAGTTATCGGTGCGGGGAATGTCACCTCACCCCACTGGATGAACGACCCCGAACCAGGCCCCTGCTGGCCTAAGTTCAAACCACCGTTGTAGCGAACCGTCAGGATTCTATTAACTGCGTCAATCTGGGTCTTCACGTTATTATTGCTAGCCCTGATTCCGTAACTGCCCGCCGCTGCGAAAGGCTCTCCGCCCTGAGACAGAATCATCACCTGCCACTGTCTGGTCATGGGACGACGAAGCTGCAGCTGCCCCGTTGTGTACCAGGCCTGTGGGCTGTAGGAGCCGCTGTCTCCTCCATCAAATAGCGAGTCAACCACCACGAACGAGGCGGCTTGTATCTCAGGTATCGCGATGTACTGGTCCAGTGCATTATTACCGGTGACCTGCATCATCCTCAGCGAGCGGATCGGAGTGATGGTGGTGTCAAGGGTGATGGCCCCGGACGCATCTCGCGTCCGAACCCCATAAAGGTCAGCCATCAGGTAAGCCTCCCCACTGCTGTGCGTTCAATACCGTTGGCGTCGTAGACGTACACTCCGCCGTTATTCAGCAGTGTCGAGCCGTTGACGTCCTGCCCTCGGATTGTCACTGCGCCAGTGACGAAGTTCAGCTCCAGCAGCGGCCGGCCTTGAGAATCGAGCGCCTGAGACTTTAGGGTCATTCCGACGATCAGGTTCTGAATGAACGCCGAGTTGATGAATGCCTGGTTGAGGTAGAGCTGACCGTTCTGGAAAACGAAGAGATTCGCCTCAGGCCCATTCAGGCCGTTGATAATTGCGACGCGGTCCGCCGACAGCAGGATCTCGCCAACCGAACCGTCGCTACCCTGTACGATGCCCGTGGCCACCTTCTTGCCCGCGGCGTTTGTCTCAGTCTTCCACGAAGAGATCGCCGACACTCTGCCATTTGCGTCAACAATCGCCTGGTCATTGCGCTGGATTGCCGCTGAGTTCTGGGCTTGAACTGCCTGAACCTGGCTGAACTGCTGGGCTGTCGCGCTGCTGAGATCCACCACCGACTTACTGACCTGCTGGACCAGCGCGTTGGTCTCACCCTGGCGTACCTCTACCTGGTCGGTGCGCTGCGCCTGGGCCACGTCGCCCTCGATCTGCGCCGACAGCTGGGACCATACGCCGACATAGGTCTGCTCCGAGCCTGCGAAACCCTCTTCGCTGCCGGCCATGGCCGGGTTGACTTGTGCAAACACGCCGTCGAGCTTCTGGGCATTGGCTTTGACCTGACCATGGATGGTCTCGACCGTGCCCTTCATCTGGCTCAGGCCTTCGGCCGTCGCGGCGACACCTGTGACTGGGTCGTTAACCTTCACCTGCAAAGCCTGGAGGCTTTCGGCGTTGGCCGTGATCCGGTCTTCCTGCTCCTCGATGTCGACGCGGTTCTGCTCAACCTGAGCGGCCAAGCCATTCGCCGATTCCACCACTTGGCCAATGTCCAGCCAGTATGTCGCGTTCGGCGGTGCATTTTCCCCGCCGGGCGCAGCAGGCACAGATTGAATGGCCTGGTACAGGCGCTGCCCATGGCGCACGCTATCGCCGTCTAGGTAGGCCTTCTGCGGATCGTATTCCAGCGCATCGACCAGGCCGTCAATCTCGCTGCGCAACTCGCCAATACGCTCGTTGACCGAGCCCGGGCCGCTGCCGTCGATCAGGTCGATGCGCTGCTGCAGGCTTGGCCACAGAGCGCCTTCCCCAATCCGCTCACGGAAGTACTCGTCATATTGCGATTGGTCTGAACTGGATTGGCCGTTTACACCCACACCATCTGGGAACCATGGCCCGACGTTTCCGCTGCGGTCGATCAGGCGCGCCCAATAGAAGAATGAAACACCAGCGGCCAAGCCATGGATCTCGTGCTCTGCCTGCGGAAAAGCGAAGTCGCCCAGCTTGATTGCGTCATCACGGCTGGTCGTCGCGCTCTGCCAAATCTCAGTGCGCTGGGCGTCCTCAGCACCAACCGGGAAGCCCCAGGTCAGGCGAGTGCCGTAGACCAGAGGTGTGGCGGTCAGCGATGTGACTGCGGGAGGAAGACCCTCCTTGCCTTTAAGCTCGGTCAGCGCAGAGTCGCGCCAGATCGACGTTATGTCGAACGAACTGACGGCACGCACCCGGGCAAGGTAGGTGCCGGCATAGATGCCCACCACATCGACCGAGGCTGCACCGGTACGCTGCAGGCGGATCCAGTTGCCGTTGTCCTTGCGCCATTCCACATCGTAAGCGACCGCGCCCTGCACCGCCGGCCAGCTGATGGTCATGGTGCTGACCGCTATGCCTTGATCGACGGCATAGGCCGAGGTCAGGGTGACGCTGGCCGGAGGCTGTACGGTCGTTACGGGTATAATGCTGATCGGCCGCTCTTCCAGCTTGGCGCCCGTGTCGATCGCTGCGAACTTGCTTGGGTTGAACTCCAGCGCAGTTATTTCGTACTCGCCTTCCTGGGTGCGAGTGGTCTTCAGCACGCGGAACAGCTGCACCGCCAGGTCTTCGTAGTCGATTGCCCACTGGAGCTCGGGCTCTGGCTGCACACTGTACTCGGTGGTGACAGTCACAGCGCGACCACTGACCGACTCCACAGTGCGCGCCTGGGCGGTTCCGTTCGGCAGGTTCAGGATCAGGCGGTCACCGGCCTTGATAGGCGTGTCACGGTCCAGCATCACGCCCCGGCCAGCGGCCGCCGTAATCCGGCCACCGTTCGGCCGGCCTGCCACCAGTTCGTCAGCCACAGGGATGACGTAGCCAGGCAGCGGGATACGGCCTTCCATGCCGGTCTTGAAGGTAACGGTGCGGTCCTGGCTGTTGCTCAGCAGCGCCCACTTGCCGCGGCGCTGGGCCTCGGAGGCGCGGGTGCAGCCAATCGCCGAAATTTCCACCGGACGATCCCGGTACCGGCGCTGAAGCGCCAGGTCAGTTACGGGGATGACGTCAGTGTCGTAGTTGTTGGCCGGGTTGTCGTAGCTGACCAAGGCCCGGCTGTAGTGTGTGTTGCGCTCGGCACCGCCGTACACGAATTCACCGTCGATGACGTTGGCACGGGTGAACACGTAGTCGATATCCTGCGCACGCGGCATGTCAGCCTGCATGAACAGCGAACCGTGGGCCCAGTACACCATGCCGCGGTAGATGGCCGACAGGTCTCGCAGCAGGGTCCAGGCCTCTGCCCGGCCCTGCAGATTCAGGTCGCACAGGTAACGGGGCTCCTGGCCTCCCTGCCCGTTCGGCACCAGCTGGTCGCAGTACTGGGCAATGCGGTACATCTCCCACTTGTCGACCATCCACGACTTGATGCGCTTGCCCAGGCCAAAGCGGTCTTCCACGCAGATGCCATAGGTGGCAAACGCCGGGTTGTTGGTCCAGGCCTGTTTGAAAGTGCCATCCCACACCCCGGTATAGGTGCGCGTCACCGGGTCGTAGTTGGTGGGCACCGGCCAACGCTTGGCCTTGCACTTCACCGTCACGGCCGGGATGTTCTGGAACTGCTGAGCGTCGAATTCGATGTACAGCAGCGCGGTGTTTGGGTAGCGCAGCTTTTCGTCGATGATCTCGGTGTAGCCGGCAATGGTCATCGTGTCGGCCACGGTACCGCTGTTGGCGTTCGGGGTGATTCGACGCACACGCATCATCCAACCGGACGTTGCCGCCGGCAAATTCACCCGCACCGAGCGCTGGTACCCGTTTGTAGTTTTGCCGTCCACCGCCCCCAGGTGAGCCTCGACGTACGCGCCGCCATCGGTGGCAATGTCGATGGCGTACTCGATGCGATAGCCATTGGTGTTGCCGCTGCTGTCCTGCTGGGCCAGGCGCGGCCAGGACATACGCACGCGCACGGCCGACAGCTGGATATTGCTCAGCGCCCGGGTGAACGGGTTGTCGCTGCGCAGTTCGACGTTGACGGTGGTCTCGCTCTCCACCGACGGAATGCCCTGGATGTAGTCCTGCTCAACGGAGCCAGGGCGCCACTCCCACTTCACACCCGGGAAGTTCACGTTGCCGCTGGCGTCCATGATCGGCGTATTGTCGAGGTAGATATCACGATCGGTCGGTGTGCCTTCGAACTCGCCCTCGCCCACGGCCAACAGTATCTTGGCGATGTTCGTCGACTGCAGGCTGTCAGGGGCCTCGACGGGCGTCTTCGGTTTGCTCCCGCCACCCTTGCCGCCGGTGATGTCCAGGTGATCTGTCGGGCCCATTGCTTTCCTCCGGGCAACAAAAAACCGCCCGGAGGCGGTCTGTACGCTGAATCGGCCCTAGGCCTTGTCCTGTGCCTCGATGGAGGCAGAGATGATCGCGCCACCCCAACGGCGCTCGCCGATACAGATCGGGACAGGGTTACCGCTGACGGTGGTGTTTTTGGCGCTGCCGAAGGCGTAACTCGGCAGGTTCTCGGGCGCAGCGCTTTGGGACAGGCCCTTGGCTTGGGGGCTGAGCATCTGGATGACGCCGCCCAGGGCAAGCGACGCGCCGAGAGACTGCCCCCACCCTTGCATCCCAGGAACGAAAAAGGACGCAACGAAGATTACGGTGCCGATGATCGTTTGAAGAAGACCTCCGCGTTTGCTCCCGCCAATAACAGGAACAATCCGAATCTCTTTGGTGCCACGGCGCCCTAAGTCATCCGCGCCTACGTTTTTTCGGTTGCGGAAGACGGCAAAGTGGATCCCTAGGGCATCAAGCCGCCTGATTTCCTCTACAAAACCGGGAAGCGTTACGCGCAACGCTTTGAATGCCTCCCACCCCTCTCCACTTTCCAACTGGCGGCGATGCACTCGGCCAAATTTCTGGGCCAGCGAGCCAGAAAGCTTGATCGTCGTCATCTGCGCGTAATGCGCTACCGTTGCAGCCATACTTTCCTCCAGGCAATAAAAAACCGCCCGAAGGCGGTTGATAGGTGGCGCTACGTCAAAGGCACGACTTTACCGCACTCTCTATCGCGGAACGCCCAACACCGGGCATCCATGCAACCCGTTGATAGAACACAACCGAGCTACCTGCGTCTGTCTTCGAGACTTCAAGTAGTTCGTCTGTTAGGTTCATCGCAGCAATGACAAGACGGTAGCCATTCTGAGTTTCTGACATGGTCGCTTCAGATCGAGCATCCTGCCATTGGGGGAATACACATAGCGCGTACTCCTTGGGTGACTTCTTGGTAACGGCTTTGGTCGTCGGTGAATTGCCTTTCAGATCGCTTGGTGACACGCACCCCGCCAGCAACGCAAGCCCCAGAGCACCGATCAGAATTCGCATGTGATCCCTCCCTTGAAAACGGCGACTGTACCAGCCGGCCTGGCCAGGCATCCAGCGTGGATGAAATGCCAGTACCGCGCCAGCATTTCGCCATAGTAGCTTGGCACCTCCACCGACCCGCCCCCGTCCGTTGCCGGAAAGCCCATGGACTGGGGAATGATGACCTAGGAGGTCAATGTGCAAGACGAAAACGGGAAAATCGCTCAGCTTAAAGCTGAGTTGAGTAGCCTGAAGGATGAATTCGAAGCATTGAAGGCCGGCAACGCAGCAGCTCTCGCCTCAATTTCAGCGGCCCTACGTGAAATCCCAGGCTACTCACCAAAGGTCATGGAGCAGATGCTTACCCATACCCTTAAGTATGGATGGCCGCTTACGAACATCCCGAACAACGAAGTAACGGAGACAGCGTTTTCCGCTCCGCTTCGATTCCTGCTGAATGATCAGCAAGAGGCGCGCTCGTTCTTCCGCGGGAAGTGATTCCAGGGAAGGTCATCGTTCCTTTTCGTAAATCGATACGCAAGCCATGAACCGAAACCAGCACGAACGGATCATGGCTTTCCTTTGTGGCCTGCTGCATCTCACTCTCTCCTGCGGCCAAGCCGCTTCATTCTGCGTCCCGATGACGCAACACGAGGCGCGCCCGGTCGAGCCAGGGCCCGCCGAACACGACGATTTCTGATGGCCTACCCAACAGATGGTGCAGCATGAATGGGCCTGGACCGAACACCTGGGCCTGCTCGCCGGGTAACTGGGCATTGCCATCCAGGTAGATGCCGGCGTGGTTCGGATGCGCGGTGCGCCCCACGGCCATGACGATCATGTCGCCGCGTTGCGGCTGGCTGACCTGGTAGAAGCCAGCTGCCTCATAGGCCTGCTCGTAAAGGCTCGGACCATCTGCCTGCTCCCACCATCCCTCCTCTCGGGCATAGACCGGAAACTCCAGGCCCCACTCCCGCTTGTACCAGTCGGCGCAGACCTGCCAGCAGTCCCATGCGCCGTGCACGAACGGCCTCCCCAGCAGCGGCGTGTGTCCGGTCGGGGTGATGCTCCGCAGATCGCCCTCCGGCCACGACAGGATGTACCAGGGCAGACCGGTGGCCTCGCACATGGCCATGTCGCGGGGTGACGGCCTGCTGGTAGCGTCAGGGTGTGAGTGCACGATGCCGATCACCTCGCCCTGGTCCTCCGCTTCAGCATACTGCTCCGGCGAAATCCGGAACTCTTCAGCAGGGTCGGCGGCGGCGTTTTCACACGGCATATACCTGTGGGAGCGGCCAACAGCGATAATCAGCCCGCAGCACTCGCGCGGGTACTCCGCCGCAGCGTGCGCTTGCACGGCGGCGAGGATGTGTTTTCGCATGGTCAGCTCCGTGCGATGAGGGAAACAGCCGGGAAGCCGCCAAAGGGCAGTTGGTTGCCCTGGCCAAAGCGAACAGTACAGCCTGAGTCGAGACAGCCGTTGCACTGGTCCTTGGCCGGGTCATCCGTGGGGTTGCCGTCAAGGTCGAAGTAAGGTCCGGTGTATCCGCAGGTGGGGCCGCGGTAGCCGGCGGTCATCGCCCAGTGACAAAGCTGGGTCATCTGCCGGCCGATCGTCTCCCCGCCTACATCACCGGGGCTGGCCAGCTCCCAGGCCACCATCTTGCCGTTCTCCGACACCTTCTGATCGATGTACCAGACCTCGATGGCTTCCTCGGTTGGGTCGGCCTCCGGGTTGCCTGCCGGAAAATTCACCGCATCCAGGTAACGCGCCATCGTGTGGCGCATGGTGAGCTTGAACTCGAGCAGGTTGTCGAAGGCCACGCACAGCGCCGTGATCCTTCCGTTGACGTTGCCCACCGTCAGCGTGGGGCGCACCGCTGTCCCGTCCGAGTTTGCTTCGATGCCCTCTATCTGCATGGGCCAGGCGCCATACTCGTTGCCCTGCCACCAGATCGACTTGGCCGGCAGCTGGTCGGCGTTCGCGCCAGCCGCTGCAAGCTCCTGAGGCGTGTGTGGAATCGCGTGCCCGTGGAATCGCAGCGTGTCAGCGCCAAAATCCGAGCCGTCCAGCTCGAACAGCAGTACTTCGCTGCCAGGCTCCAGGGTCTGGATGTCTTTGATCAGCGACATACTCGCTCCCTATGGGTGGAAAGCCCGCTCGAAGGTGGCGGAGACCTTGAATCGACCGCCGCCCACCGGCGTGGGCTTGGGGTCGGCGCAGGTGAACAACCCCAGATCACCAAGTGGTGTTGTCCAGACGAACGCCTTCGCGCCGCCATGCCGATCGAAGAACTCCATGATCTTGCGGGCCTGTGCCTTCGTACCGGTGACGGTGATCGGGTAGCTGTCCTCCTTGTTGTTGGGGGCGTCGCCCACAACCTGACGGTACCCGCCGCCAAACCTGGACTCGCGGACCCGGTAGGTGATGTCTGGCGTTTCGCCGCGATGCGTCGGCCAGCTGAACGTCTCGATGGCCATCAGCGCCCTCCTTTAGTGTTTCGGTAGCTCACTCCGCCGGGCCGCCACGAATCTGCAACAGCCTTCTCGGCAGCGAGCTGCATCTGCTTCTGCATGTTTTGCTGGAGCAGCGTCTGATCGAGCTCCATACCTTCGTCACTTCGATCCGCGACCGCCACGTTGACCGGTGCCGACACGCTGATCATCGTGCCCGAAGTGCCCGAAGTGCCCGAAGTGCTCGTGGTAGCGAGGGTTGAAGCAGGCCCAGGGCCGAGCGGGGTGATGGTGCCGCCCTGCGCCCCCATCATCAGATAGGTCTTACCCCCCTGGTTCAGCAGTTCTGGCCCAAGCTCGTTGACCTGGTAGAGCGAGTTTGCTGCTACCGGCCCGCCACTCGCGCGCTGGCCGGAGACGAAGTTGTCCATGATGTCCGGGCTGTATCCAGCCTGGGTCGATCCGGCGGAGGTAGTTCCGCCACCGAAGTAGCTTGCAGCTGCAGACGCGCCAAAGCTCACCAGGCTTCCCAGCAGCCCAGAAGCAGCCTGCCGGGTCGCGATCCGTGCCATATCGGCAAGCACCGACTTGGTGAAATCCGAGAATGACCCTTTGCCGGTGATGGCGAAGTTCACGATCGAGTCTTCCATGCTGGAGTAGGCATTGGTAAACAAGGTTCTCGTCTGCCCTGCTACATCCCTTGCCTGCTCCAGGTAGTTCTGGAAGGCCGACGATGCACCCTTGCGCCAGTCGCCCTGCGCGGCGGTCATCTGGCCGTAGTTGGCGATGGTGGTTTCCTGTAGATCCCTCTCGGTTTTGCCAAGGGCCGCCAGTTTCTGGTTGTACTCATCGAGGCTCATGCCGCGGGAGCCGTCGCCATACTGGTTGGCCAAGTCCAGGCGTTGTTGGTTCATCCGGTCGGTGATGCCGTTCTGCTGGTCCTGCAAACCGCGCTGACGGTCGCCAAGCCCAAGGCCATCGGCGGCGCGCTGCCCCTGCAACCTCAGCGCCTGGACCTGCTGGTCAAGGGCGTCGGTGTAGGTCTGCACTGCCCTGGCCTGCTTGGCCAGTCGGCCCTGCTCATTGGTCGCCAGCACCGAGAGCTCGGTATCGGCGTCCTTCTGCGCCTTGACCATGGCGGCGCGGGCATCCGCGATTTTCTGGTCAAGCTGGATTCGCTGCTGGGCGCTGGTGGTGTTCTTGCCTTTTGCCTCCTCCAGAGCTTTGATCTCGGCCTCGTAGGCGTTCGTGACCTCGGCCTTCTGCTGCTCGATGATTGCGGCCCGCTGGGAGGCATACGACTCCTGGGAGATCAGGCCGGCCTTCTGCGCCGCATCCAGCTCCTTCTGGTGGTTTTTATACTCGGCCAGGATGGCGCTCAGCGCGTTCTTCTGGTCGTTGAACCCGGAAAGGTCGACCGACGCAGCTCGTCCAGCTGAATCCTTGAACTGTTTGGCGATGTCGGCCTGCACCCGAGCGATGTTCTCGGGCTTGAGCCGCTCATCATTCGGGTTGACCTTGCGGATCGCATCAAGAGACTTGTTGTACTCCTTGAGGGCATCCGCGCGCTTCTCGGCGTTGGTTCTTGCGGACTTCTCCAGAGCGTCGATCTTGCCGATGGCCAGGATAGCCGCCTGCTGCCGCTGGCTATCCAGTTCCCGGGCCTTGGCAATCGCCTGCTGTGTGTCTCGCTGCTGGATGAGGGCCTTGAGTTCAAGGTTGGCATCAGTCAGCTTTTGCTTAGCTGCGGTGTCGTCAGGATCGCCGTTCACCGCGCTCTGCGCAGCAGCCACGCGTTGTTGCGTCTCTACGATGCGACTCGCGATATCCTGGTCCCGGCCAATGTTCTTGACTGAATCTACGGTTGCAGCCACCTCACCACGCAGCGCTTTCCAGCCGCGCTCCCAGATGGACAGGTTCTCGGTGACCTCCTTGCTCCGGTTCTTGATGGTATCGACATAGGAGTCGGTGAGCAGCTTGGCAGCCCCGATGGTGTCGCCTTGCTCCTTCAAGGCAACGATCTGCGAGTAGGTCGCAGCGGTCAGGAAGTTGTACTGCTCGTTGAGGTCCTTGGCGGCAGCCACTGGATCCTTTCCGATCTTCACGAACTCGGCCACGGTCTCCTCGACCGCTGTACTAGTCGCCGAGCGCCACTCCAGTGCGGCCTCGGTGATTTCGACGAAGCTATCGGAGGCGATCTTCCCGCTACCGGCCAGCTGGGTGAGTACCTCAGCTGCCGCGCCGGTGGTGCCTACCGTAGCCGCGACCTGGCGCGCCATTCCGGACATCTGATCCGCCGTTGTGCCGGCGGCATTACCGGTCTTGATCAGCTCCTTCTGGAAGCTGACCGCCTCCTCGCTGCCCGAATAGTAGGCGTACCCGAGCACGCCCACTGCTGCAGCCGCGACGGTGAACGGGTTCACCAGGCCCATGACATAGCCGCCGAGCGCCTGAATAGCCGGGCCCACACCGCCAAACATATCCTTGAGCTGCCCGCCCTGCTGCAGCAGTACAGTGAGCGGCGCCTGTCCGCCCTGCAGGGATACCACGATGTCGGTGAACTGTGCCGGAACGCCCCGCAGAGCAGCAGCGGTGGCTTTTGCCGACATCCCGGTTTTGTTCAGTGCTGCATCTGCACCGCCCAAGGCTGTGCGGGCCTGGTCGATCTTCGCCTGGTACTCACCGAAGGTCTCTGCATCGAGCGCGCCACTGGTGCGGAAGCCCTTCAGTTTCTGCTCCATCTGGTCCAGCCGGCTCATGGCCGCGACGGTCGGGTCGATCTTGCCCAGCAGATCTTCAAGCGCCTGGCCTTCTTCCCGATGCGCGCCGGCGGCCTTCTTCGCCGCCTCCGCCTGGCGCTCTTCTGTGGCGATGAGGGCCTGGGCCCGGCTGTTGATGGACGCTTGACGACTGGCACTGTCCGACAGCACGGCGTTCGCTTGGGCGGTTACCTCGGCGCTCTGTTCAGTCGCCCGGTTCAGCGACTGCACATACTGACTGGCCTCCAGCGAGGCCTTGGCCACGGCCAGAATCCTGGCTTGCTGCTCGTCGGCGGTTTCGGCGGCGCGCCGGCCAGCCTGGGCACCGGCATCAGTGGCGGTGGTGAGCGCCTCCTGCACCTTGCCCGCCTGCGCGGCCTCGGTCCGGAACGCGCCCATGTTCGCCGCGGCGCTGCTGAATGCCGTGGAAGCGCTGGTAACGGCGCGCCCCACGGTGGCCATCTGCTGCGCCAACTCTGTCTGCTTGGCGTTAAGCGCCTGCAGCTCCTGCACAATCTGCCGGGTGTCACCCTGCAGGCTGCCCAGAGCAGTCTCCCAGGCGCGACCGGTTCGCCCGGCCGACTCCTCGCTACGCTTGCCAGCGTCCGTCAGCTGATCGAGGTTGTCCTTGGCTTCGACGGCATCACCGGAGTCGATCTGAAGACCGAGAGAGGCAATGGTGGTCATGATCTACTCCATCGATTCGGCCATGACGGCCAAGGCCTCAACCTCCATCACGCGGAGATCGGGGAAAATGTCGGTGAGGTCGCGGCGCTTGATGCCGAGCATTGCGGCCGTTGAGGGAATGGCGGTGTAGTCCAGGCCGGATGGGCCGCCCGAAGCCACCCGCCACTGCGTACCCATCGCATCGAACAGGCGGAAGGCCGGCCAGGCATCTGGCCAGACCTCCACCACCTCCTCCTCGATGTCCTCAAGGGTCAGGCCCAGCGCTGCCAGTTGCTCGGCGGACGGACCACGCTCGTAGCAGGCCCGGGCCGCCGCCTTCAGTTTCCCAGGCGGGCCGGACTGTAGGCGGCTTGGTAGGCGTCGATTACTGCCTTCGGTGCGCCGGTGCAGGTGCGCACCAGGTCGGCGATGGCCTCGGCGCTGAACTCGTCCTCCAGGTCCCAGCCTGTGACGATATCGCCCAGCTGCTCAGCCTGCAGGGCGATTTCACCGGTAGTGACCTCCTCCCAAGTCACCCCGTCCTTCTGGGCCTTTTCCGCCCAAGCGTCGCGCGCCTTGTTCCAGCGGTCGAACATTGCGGACAGGGCCACGCGGTCCATGTAGCGGAACTGGAATTCCACCGGTGCCGGCTCGGCGCCAATGCGCGGAACCTGCACCACGGCAGCGAAAGTGGGGCTCTGCGCGATTTTGATCTTCGCCATGAGAATTCCTTACGCGCCGGCCAGGTAACGAAGCGAACGAGCCGACAGGCCGACGCTGATGGTACGGGTCATCACGTTGTTCCGCTCCATTGTGGGGTCTGGAGTGATGCTGACGTAGCCCGGATACAGGATCTGGTCACCGTTTCGGAGCTTCATGCGGATCACCGCAAGCTCTTTTGAAGCGTCGTAACCCTCAACAGCCTCAACGTACGCAGCGGACGGCTGGTCCTCAACCACGATCGACAGGTTGGTCGGGTTGCGGTTGGTCGGGAACTGCTTGTCATCATCGTCTTCCAGATATCCGACGGTCGCATATTGCTGCTCACCGCCGGACGAGTTGAACGAAGTGACCTTGGAGATTTGCACCCAGTCGGACACGGGCAGCACAGAACCAACACCCGCACCAGCGGTAAAGCGCTCGACATCGCTGGTATCAAGGCCGGCCAGGGAGAACGCGTCGGCAGCAACAGCGGATGCCTTAACGGCACGGTCATTGATCAGCGCCCAGCCGGAGTTGACCAGCAGAACGTCGCCGTTCTGGATGGTGTGACCGGCAGCAGTCGCCACCGGAGGCTTCGCATTGGTCAGTGCGGTGAATGGAACTGCAGCGCCGATGACGCGTGCAATCTCCAGCACTGCGCCGTTTGGCAGCGGGAAGCGTGCGGCCATGGTTTGATTCCTCTTGATAGCCCGCCGGGCGGCGGTTGGTTATGCCCCAGCGGGCGGTAGATCCGCGACACCGCGGTAGGTGAAGCTGGCCGGGACCGTGTAGGTCGCCGACTCGGTAATGGTTGGCCCCTGGTCAACTGGTTCGGTGACCAGGCCCTCGAAGCCGTTGCGGCTGAGCTCCGAATCCACTCGGAAGAGGCTCGAAAGCTCCTCGACCAGACTCTCAGCGGTAGCCAGTGGCTGACCCGCCGGGCAAACGATGCTCACCTGGTAGACGCCGGTGTACTCGTAGGCATCGCTGCCCAGGTAGCGGCAGGTAGTGCCCGCCGGCAGCTGGAACGCTTGCAGGTAGGTTTCGTCGGGCCCGGCCTCGAAACCCTGCTCGAAGTTCGCGACCCTGATCGGGCGCGCCGTGGCCCAGGCCATCAGCTTGATCTCGATGGCCTGCCTGGCTCGTGCTTGGCTCATACTCGGTGGATCCTGATGGCTTCTTCGACGATGCGCTGGAAGTCGGCGACGGTGACACGCACCATGCCGGCAGGCGCCTGCGAACTGTGGCCGTACTCCAGAGGAAGGGCGTACGGAAGGTTGTTGACGATGTAGGCGGCCTCGCCAGCGGACAGATCACCGGCAGCCAGGAGAAGCCTGTCCAGCGTCTCGCCGGCGCTCTCGATTTCCTCGATCTCGCCTGCCGCCGGTACGCCGGTGGTGAGCTGCCAGTTACTGCGGAAGCGGCCGCCCACGTAGCCCTGGCCAACCCTCCGAACGCCGAACCCGAAGTTCTCGCGTTGCTCGCGCTTGGTCAGCGGCTTGCGCAGCCGCAGACCGCCCTTCAGGTTGCCGCTCTTGGTGTAGTTGGCCTGGTTGGATGTGATGCTGGCATTGATGGCCGCCGCCTTGGCGTTGTAGGCCGCGATCTGCTCCTCAGCGCTGCCTTGGGCCTCGACGTTAACCTTCCAGAGGTCAGGGTTGCCCACCGGTGACATGGTCACCAGCCTCCGGCCAACCATGATCACGACCTCACGGAAGGTCAGGTCCATCGACTCCTTGGCTGCCTCTGCGAACTGCTCCAATTGCGCAGCAAAGCTGCCATCCAGGCCGCCGTAGCGACTGGTCATGTGTGAGCCGCGGGCCATGGTCATTTCCTCAACTGGATGGTCCACGTAGCCTTGGCCGCGTCTTGCCCGACGTCCACGACTCGATAGCCGCTGATGCGATCGCCGATGGCAGGGATGGCAGGGGCCTCTGTGACCGTGTCGCCGTCCTTCACGAGTAGCTCGTTCTGCAGCGCTTTGAGGCGCACGTCTGACGCCAGGATGCGCGTGCCGTCGATCTCCCGGGCCTTGTACTGGCCGAAGACGCCACGACCGACATAGTGCAGCGTTGTCGCCGGCGTACTGCCGCCCTTCTCAGGGTCGTAGGTGCCAGGCACTGACCGGCTGCCATCGACTGCCGCCACTGCGTCGGCCAGGTCCGTATCGAAGGCCTTGGCCAGTTCGACCTGTAACTCACGTCGAAGCCCCATGTCACCCCCTGACGATCTTGACCTGGCCGTTGCCCAGATACCGCGCCAGCAGGGCCAAGGCGAACGACTCGCCCGCGCTGATGGCCTTGGATGTTGCCGAGTAGGTCTTGCTGCTCGACACGCCGTCAGCATCCACGGACTTGCTCAGCACGCCGGTTTCTTTCGCCTGGTACAGGTTGCCCACCGCCGCCTCCGCCGCCACCTCCGCGCCCGCCTGCACGACATCAGCGGGAACTGTGTCGAACTCGGGCAGGCCCTGGTTGGTGAGCCAGGTGTTGGCCATCAGCACCGCGCGCGCCTTCTTTTCATCCGCCGTCCAGGCCTGGCCCAGCAGCGCGTCGACCTGCTCGATGCTGATGTAGGTCGTCATTACGCGGCCCCGTCCAGCAGCTTCTGCAGGTCTTCCAGGGTGGCTTCAGGCGCGAACTGGACGCCCTTCTCGGTCAGCGCAGCCTGCAGCTTTGCCTTCTGCTCGGTTTCTTCAGCGGCTTTCTTTTCCGCTGCGGACTTGCTGGCCTTGGAGGCTTTGCCCTCCTTGATCGGCTCGGGATGCTCGTATCCCTCCGGCGCGAACTTGGCGTCGATGATCTTGTAGCCCTTGCGGCGCAGGAAGGTCTTGCGCTCTGCCGAGACCGGGTGCTGCTCGTAGATGATGCTCTCGCTCATGGCGATCTCCTGAGGAAGGCGCCCCGAAGGGCGCGGTACCGGTTACTTGGTGGCGTCGCCGATGGTCATGACGCCGGCCGAGCCCTTGATGCTGTTCGCCACCAGATCCCAGTTGGTGCCGGTGGACAGCTCGGAGTTGGTCGGCGACTTGCCGCCGTTGGCGGTGTCCCAGGTGTAGCCCTTGAGGCCCATGCCGAAGGTGTAGTCAGCCTGCATGGTGGTCTCGATGCGCTCCTTGCCGTTGGATGTCTCGATGTTGGTGATCAGGTCGGAACCATCCATCACCATCGCGGCGCCGTCGGCCAGGCTCAGCACCTTCTGCTTGTTCGGGGTGCCTGCCTCGTACAGCGCCGGGGCGTCGGTGACGATCACCGCCTTGCCCAAGACATCGACGACCAGAACGCCCCCGGCCTGGAAAAGCTGCTGGTTGTTGGCCAGGTTCTTGCCGATCAGGGCGTGATACTGCGCGCCGGTCATGACTTGGGCGATGAGTCGAGCCGAAGCATCGCCGAACAGCGCGTGAGCGCCGTTGATGGCGATATAGTCGACGCCAGCAGTGGCCGACACATCGTTGACCGCTCCCGGTTGGTTGCCGATTGCAGCAACCAGTGCAGCGATGGCGGTGTTCAGCTGGTCCGACACGATGGCCTCGGACAGGTTGCGGCTGATGACCTCCAGCGCCTCCTCGGGATTCTTCTGCACCCAGGACAGCTGGGCAGGCTCCCACAGGATCGGGCCGAAGCCGCCGGCGATCTTCACCGAGTCGTATTGTTTCTGCGACAGAGGGGTTGCGGCCTGGCTGCCGTTGGCGGCGTAACGGTCCACGCGGCGTTGTGCACCGTGCAGGCCGGCCCAGAACGATTCCTGCAGGAAGTCACCGTCGATACCTTGGGTGGTGAGGCGGATGGAGCCTGCAGATGCGGCGTTGAACTTATCGACATCCTGGGTAAGGGTTTCGATGGTGGCGTGGCGAAGGTATTCGTTGAACACCTTCATGTTCGAAAGGGCCATTGGGCCTCCTTATTCGCTTGCGGTCAGGCCCTTGATGGCTTCCAGGCGTTCAGCCTTGGTTCCACCGAAGTTGCCCTTCATGGTTTTGTGCTGGCCACCGCCGTTCGGCGCGCCGCCGCCATTGGCGCCGGAGCTCTTCAGGATGTGGTCGCGATGGGGGTACTGCGAGACGAGGGTTTCGAGCGCTTCGTTGAAGTCGGCCAGTTCACCCGGGCGAGCGCGGCTGAAGATCTTCTGGCCTTGGGTGTCGTAAGCGACGACCTTGCCTTCCTCGATCTTGAAGTTGCTGCCAAAGGCGGCCTGGACCATGTCAGCGGGAACAGCCATCTTCTCGGCGATGAACTGGGAGCGCGCGAAGCTGCCGCCGATCTTCTCGGCATACAGCTGCTGCTCGAAGGTCTGCGCCTTGCCGTTGGCTTCATCCAGCTGGGTTTGGAAGGCCTTGCTGATTTCGCCCTTCACCTTCTCGATCTCGCCGGCATCCACCAGCTTCTTGGCGTCGAGGTTGGCGACGATCTCCAGGGCTTTCTTGGCAGCCGCAGCATCTTCGATGCCTTCGAATGCCTTGGCGGTCTTCTCGAAGCCGTCGGCGCGCTCGCGGTGCGACTTGGCTTCGGCGTTCAGCCGGGTGATGGTGTTGCGGGTGCCTACAGCGTCGAAGGCGACCTCCTTGCCATCGTCCTCGACGTAGACCGGCTTGCCATCTTCGATCACGGCATACTGCTTGCCATCCACTTCAACGGTTTTGAGTTTCATCTCGTCTCTCTGGGCCATCCGGCCTGTAGGTGAGCCATCCGGCCCCAGTTGCGCCCCGTCCATCCGAACCGCAGGCAGAAAAAAGCCCCGCACGAGGCGAGGCCTTGAAGTTGCGCGCCACGAAATCGCAGGTGATGGATTCGTGGCGCGGTGTTACTTGAGCCGATCCTGCAGTTGCGCAAGCGTGAGTAGCTTTCCCTTGTCGTTGTAGAACGCGCTGAGCTTCAGCCCGCCCTCACGCATCAGTCGGCCACGTTCCGGCCCAAGGATCTCGTCCTGGCGCGCCGCCGACTGCTTGCTGAGCCATTCGGCGTAGGTGGTCGACTCTGATACTTGGCCGTCCATGCTCGCCCGCGTTGCTCCGTCGCTGAAACCCAGGGCCTTGGCGCTCTTGAGCACCGGGACCTTGGAGGAGCGGCAACAGAAGTGGATACGCCCCGGCCCCGCCAGCCACGGGATCGTGTGCCCGATGGGCTTGTAGGTGCCCAGCGTGTACGGCAGGCGGTCACGGATACGGCAGTCGGACGATGTGTGGTTATCCAGAGTACTCAGCCACTCAACGTGGCTGATGATGTCGCTGTTGGCCTCGTAGGCTGCGTCACTGGCTGTTTCAGCCGTGTGAGACACCGCAGACCGCACTACCGCCTCAACATCGCGCCTGGCCTTCTGGAGGGCTCCGTCGGCGTATTTCTGAACCCGGCTACCCATGACCGTGCGGACGATCTCCGCAGTGGTGCGCCCCTCGACAACGCCCGAGCGCACGGCATCGCGCACTGCGGCAGCGCGACTGGACTCGATGCCGGCCATCCACTCCCTCAGCAAGCGCCCCCGGAACGGTCGGGCCTGGGCGATCGCCTTCACCGCGCTGAACGCTGGTGAAACGACCGGGTACGCCTCCTGCACCAGGGCCGGGAGAACGGCGCGCAGCGCGCTTTGTTGGAACGCCAGCTCGTAGCTGATCAACCCGTCGGCCATCTGGTCCATGGCCAGGCGAATCTCAATGAAGGTCTGCTGGTTGATCCGCAGCACCGCCGACAGGGCGATATCGACAGCTGCGGCCGACAGGTCGGTGCCGAGGTTGTCGATGGCCTCGATCAACGCGGCGCGCAGGTCGGCGTCCTTGCTGTTGAGGATTTTGATGATCGTCACAACCTGACTGTTGCTCAGCCTGGACAGGTCGACCTCATGCCCGATCAGCTCGTTCAGCAGCTTCTCGTTGACCGTCTTCATCACAGCGTACCGAGGGACGGGCCCTGGGCCTCAATCTTCGCCAGTTCCTCTTCCCAGTCGTATTCGTCGCTGATCACGCCGCGGCGCTGCATCTCGGTGAACAGCGTCTCCTTACTGATCATCCCGGCATTGGCCATGGATACCAGCGTCGGCAGCGACACCTCCGGCATGTAGTCGACATCGAAGTTGCCGCGCATCTCGACCGTGCCGCCCTCGCCCAAGCCGCGGTAATCGGCCATGAACTGGAGCAGTTGAGCCAGGCAGTCGGCGAAGTGGTGCGCCATGCGTGCCAGTGGGGACAACTCCTGCGCCGCCTCCTCCTCCGCCTGAGTGGCGGTCTTGGTGGCCGTCTTGTCCGGCGTCAACAGCTTGGCCCCGGCCATACGCATCTCGTTGATCAGGTCCTGCAGCGCGGTGCGGCCCGACTCAACGGCCTGGCCGGTGTGCTCGACGTACTTGAGGTCACCGTCCTTGGGCAGATCGGTCAGTTGGCCGGTGCCAACCTTGAACTCTGGCGGGATCACCTTCCCCTGGTTGTCGTACTGGGTCTGGATTCCGATGCGAACCAGGATCGGCACGCGAATGACATGCAGGATGTTGTCCTGGTCGCTCTGGCTCTGCCAGTGCTTCACGTTCAGGTGTGCAAGCTCAATCAGCGGCGGCTTGGCCGTCATGAAGCCGGTCCGGCCCGTGTAGAAAGTGACCCATGGGATCGCGGTCAGGCTGTTGGTGCCTTCCTCGTGCAGCTCCCAGGTACCGCCAGAAGCGGGCTGCTTACCGCGCACGGCCTTGGCCGACCTGCGATAGGTTCGCCAGGCACCCAGCTCCAGCACGCGAATCTGCTCGACGCACTTGGCGCCGAATTCGCCATCCTCCTCCTCGACCACCTCGATGTAGCGGACCATGGTCAGCACACCGCCCTTGGAGCGCCAGCCCAGCACCTGCTCAGGCCTCACCATCACAACGTAGGGGCGAACACCGGCGGCCTGCTCGTCGGCCTGGGTCTTCAGTTCGCCCGCGGGAGGATGATCGACGAAGGCGTGGCACAGGCCGTGGCTCAGGCCCTCGGTGAAGAACCCGACAGCCCAGGAGTTGAGATCGTTGCCGGCGTGATCGATGTCCCTGGTCATCTCAACAATGGCTTCGGGCACATCGTCGCCCACCTGAAGCGGCTCGGCGAAGACGCGGGAGGTCATGTTGCCGACCGTCTCGGAGTACGCCGGCAGCAGGGTCGAAAGGCGCAGGCGCTCTTTGTAGGCCTCGTCGTCTTCGGCTGGATACTGCGGCAACAGGGTCTTGCCCGCCGCGCGCATTGCCATTGTCCCGCCCATGAGCGGCGAGATCACGGCCCAGTAGGCGCGCATCGCGTCGACAGCGGGCAGCGTGATGCTCGGGTTATCGCTCATGGTCACATTCTCAGGGATTGGCTTGTGGCCGTTGCCACGTTGATCGGGTATCGCTTGGCGATGAAGTAACCGGCGGCGTCGTTCATGTGGTCATGACCCTTCTTCGGGTCCTTGTCGGGTTCGCCATGCTTGTCGTAGGTCTGCCGCTCAAGGCACAGCGTCAGCTGCGGGCACTGGTCGATGTTGACCTTCAGCCGGCGCTCGCCGTAGGCGTTCATGAGCATGGCGTTGACCGAGTTCACCCGGTCTTTAACGCCTGGGTTCTGGCTGTCCACGATCACCGTGAAGCCAGCCTTGCGCAGCAAGGACAGGTCGGACTCGCTGGCGTTCTTGCTGCTGGTGTTCTGTCCGCTGGCGTCTGGATAGACGGCGATGCCGTGCCCGGGGAAGCGCGCCTTGATCTTCTCGATCATCTCCGGCGTGTCGCGCACTGAGTGGAACTCATCCAGGGCCAGCGGCAGGCCATCGCGGACGACGTAGACCACCGCGGCCATCTTCATGACGTTGAAGTCCATGCCGATGTGCAAGGCCTCTCCCGGCTTGATTCGCTCGTTGGTGCGGCTCTCGCTGCGGCTGAAGGTGTAGTAAACGACTCCGGCGTAGTTCTCGAAGCTGGCTTCGTACTCTTGCCGAAACGTGCGCGGGTCCATCTTTCGGCGTGCCGCGTCCAGCTCTTCAGCCGGTACGTTTCCGCCCTGCAGCGATGTGTAGAGCCAGCTCTTGTGGTCTGGCTCGCCACCGGTCTGGCCGTCGCGGTAGGTGTCGAAGCAATGGTTGAAGCCTTTCGGGGTGCCAATGCGCAGCGCATGTCCGCCCTTGCACTTGCCGACGCCAGGTACGACGTACTCGCACGTGGACAGCATCGGTCGCAGGACTTCTTCCCAGGCAGCCCATTTACAGTCCGCCCATTCGTCCACCAGGACGAAGAACAGGCCGGAGCCGCGCAGGTCGTCGTAGTTCTCCAGACCCACACAGCGAATCAGGTGCCCGCTCTTCAGCGTGATGAGCATGTCCGACTCGTTCGGCTTGCATTCCCGCCACTCTCGCGGGATGGCCTGCTTCAGTCGGCGCCAGAACACCCGGCGAGCCTGTTTCTGCGTCGGGGCTGCATACCAAATCTCATCCTCAACGCTAACGCCCCACTCAGCAGCCAGTCGGGCTGCGCGGCGCATCTCTGCCTTGCCGAGGAACGTCTTGCCGAATCGGCGACCACAGACCGCATCACGGAAGCGCGCATTGCGCTGGAAGCCCCACTGATAGATGTTCGCCTGCTTTGGCGTCAGCTTTACTGGCGGCTCAGAGGTGCGGGGTAGTCGGGCCATCTTCGTCAGGGCTCAAGGTGTACTCGGCCTGGGCGAACTCGCCCTCAACCTCTTTTGGTGGCTCAAGCTCACGGCGCAGCTTCTCGTTGGCCAGTCGCTTGTTCTCAACCTCGATTCGCTTCAGCTCGACATCCAGTTCAGCGTGCCCGGGAGCACTGAACATCCCAAGGTGCCGGCCGATATCGACCAGGGCGCCCTTCTTGTCGTGCAGCTTGACCTTCAGACCGTCGCGCCCTTGGGACACCTCAGCGATGGCGGCAGCAGTGTCATCGTCGATCACGGTCGAGTCGATGAGCGCCAAGCCGTGGTAAGGCACCATGTCTTCGGCGCCCTCATCATCCGCATCAGCCATGCGAACCATCGTCTCACCCCAGCGGACAACCTTGCGGATGTCGCTGAAGCCGATCTTGGCCAGTTCGCGTAGCACCATATCCTGGGTGATTGCCACCCTGCCGGAGCGCGCCTCCATGCCTGCTTGGATGGCCTTCTGAATGTCAACATTTGTCAACAGGCGATTTCCAGCTTGGCGAGCGGTCTTAGCGCTGAACCCTGCACGAATAGCGGCCTGTGTGGCATTCAGGTCGATCAGGTACTCGTCGACGAAGCGCTGCTGTTTTGCTGTCAGCGCCATAGGGAATCCTTGAGACTTCTGCGCCTCGCTCGGGCAGTACTTGAAATGGTGGCGTGTTGCCGGTATTGATGCGAATCCAATCACGCAAGGAGCTTCAAATGGCCAACGCCATCGAATCCATCGTCAACAACGCCATTAACGGTCGTGGCGGCAACGTTGACCGCCCTACTGCTGTAGCGGCAGCACTTGAACTGATCGCAGCGAAAGTCTCAAACGCTCCCAGCAACGGCGGAATTTTGTCTCAGGAGATGGACAACCTATCAAAGTACGCAGACCAGATCCAAGCAGCGCTTGCCAAGAAGTAAGCCATCGGGCGCCGCGCTAACCTGTGGCGCCACTTCTCCTCGCACCACGAAACGGCGCATCTCTGTTTTGTGGCGCGCCTTAGCGAGTCACGAACAAGTGCCCTCGCCTTGCCCACGCATACAGCACGATGCCGGCGTGAATCATCACGGTGAAGGGGCTGATCATGTTGACCTGCATTGCGGCCAGGAACGACCCGAATGCGCCAATGGCGACCAGGTAGAACGCAACCGACAGCATCGGCTGGTCTATGGGGCGAACGCGCCGTAGGTAGTCACAGGCGGCGATGACCACCAAGACGCACAGGAAGGCGTCCGTAGCGGCCATTGCCGACATGAGGGTCGTGTTCATCAGGTAGCTCCTTTGGCACCGAACTGTCCTACCAGTGACTTCAGAACTGGGATGATGTTCATTGCCAGGAGGCCTATCAGAAAGGCCACGCCGTATTGGGTTTCTCCGCTTGTGCCGAGGCTGAAGTAGCTGATGGCGAGCGGGGTGCAGAAGACTGCCGAAGCGAAGCCGGTGAAGAAGGCGGCGACCGCCTGGCCGCGGGTGAGGCCTCGCAGGAAGGTCAGCGAGAGGATCGCTCCTGCGAAGCCGCCAATGATCACGCCGTACTTCACCAGCAGGACGCCGGCAGTCGTGCTTGCTGGTTCGGCCATGAGTGGTTCCTAGAAGAAAAGGCCCGGAGGGGAGGCCCTATTGAGGGACCGGGCAAAGGTGCGGAGCAGCACTTAACGAATATGGAGCGGATACAGGGACTCGAACCCTGAGCCTCCGACTTGGAAGGACGGCGCTCTAACCGATTGAGCTACATCCGCTGATTTGCGTGTCTTTCCACGCCGCCCGCCGAAGACCATCGCAGCGCTGGCACCCCAATGCACCAGTCTCGCCGATCCGGTCACGCGCCACCCTGAAAGCATGTGAGGTCAGGGTGCGCGGGCTGCCGGTGTTTTTCCGTACACCACACTACCGGCTAGCAGTGTCCAGGCTGTCCCGTTAGGGCCTGCCCTGGCTGCAGTTGCGTTTCTTGCGCGCACAAAAAAGCCCAGCACTTGGCCGGGCTTTTGATTGGTGTTTGCCGAAGGCAAAACTGTAACAATGGCGATACGGTATCACCAGCCGAACGGGAACGCAATAGGGCCTCAAGCGGCCCTTTTCATTTCGTAGATTGCGGCGGCTACCGGGCTCAGTGCCTCCTTGTCCAGATCCTCACAGCAGTCGAAGGCCAGGCGGACGAATCCGGCCCAATCCCTCTCCCAGTTGGTCGACTCAAGCTTGACGTCGTAGTGCGCGACCATCCACGCACGGAAGCCCTCGGGCGACTCCAGCGGATCGTCGTTGGCCGACTGTCCGCCTTGGTGCATGTACCTGTACCGGGCCATGACGCCCTTGACCACGTACTCGAGCTTTTCTCGCTTGACCGCGGTCATTCGAGGCGAACGCTGCTGAACCATGAGGAAGACCACCTCCTCTGCCGTTTCCTTGTCATCCACGTCGAGGCGCGGCGCGTACATGAAGTGCCCAAACGCCTTGACGTGCGGCTTGAGCTTGTCGATTGCAGACTGCACACCGCCCGCGATTACCTGGTGAGCGGCATGGCCAGCGTGGCGCTGCCGTTCGGTGGTCTGCACCATGGCGCCCAGCAGGCCGAGCTGCTCGATGAATGAACCCTGGCTGTCCCAGGCCGTGTACAGGCAGTCATGCCAGGCTTGCCGTGCACTGTTCAGCTGCATTGGCCGTTCTCCTTCTTGCGGCGGCTCGCGATGCCCTTGGCGCGCACGACGCACCAGGTGGAAGCGATGGTCATGGCCAGCAGCAGCGCGCCGCCGGTATCTGCGATAGTCCAGGTCATGCCGCTGCCCTCCTCAGGTCTTTGAGCTTCTGCCTGTACAGAGCCTTGATGGCCTGCAGGTCTTCGATGGTCAGGCGCTGGGGCTTATGAGGCCCTTCGAGGAATTCCACGGCCTCGGCGCCGATGCGCTTCACCAGCCGGATGCGGTACTCGACCGCGTTACCCGACAGGTTCCGGTTGCACTTCACGCACTGGCGGTGGACGTTCAGCGGCTCGAACCGCAGCTCCGGGCAGGCGCCCACCGACCGGTAATGCCCGGCGTCCCAGCGGCTGCCGGTGATGAGGTCGTGGTCGCTCGGCAGCGAGTCGCAGCTGATGCACGGCAGGCCGGCGTCGCGCTCGCGGATGTAGGCGTTGAACGCGGTCTGGGCCTCGGCCATATGCTCGCGGCGGGTCTTCAGCTTCTCCCGGCGCTCCTGCAGGTCCTGGCGGGCCTGCTTCGTGATGGCCTTGGCCGCGACCTTCTGGAGCTTCGGGTCTTTGGCCATAGCCAGGGCGCAGGCCGGGCTGCAAACCTTCTGCGTCGATAGCATGGGCTTGAAGCGCTGACCGCAACCTGGTGCCTTGCACTTCTTCGGTTTGATCTCAGCTACACGCATGGCTCGGCCTCCTTGGCTTTCTGTTGCTCGCGCTCGAAGTCGCCGCGTAGGGGAATCAGGAAGCGCTCTTGAATCAAGAAAATGCCGCCGACATCGACGCGCCCACCATCCCCTACCGCTGTAGCTCCTTCAGCATGTACGGCCCACGCCACGTACCCGCTGGCATTCGTGGCCTTACTGCCATTTGGCGTATCGAACACCTGGCCAGGGGCAAGCTTGATCATCAGTTCTACGGCCCTGCCGATATTCGGTGACGTCCCAGTGCGAGATCCGGCAACCAGCGCCAGGTCGCCCGGTTTGAATTGATGACTCATGCCGCCTCCCACTGCTCAGGCATCTGCCCTTTGGGCTCGCTCCAGCGCACACCACGCTCGGCGCCGAACACGTACATGCACTCGATGACGTCGCCCAGCTCAGCCACGGACATACGCCGGGTGCTGACGCCAAGCATCACAACGCCGCCGTTGATGCCGGAGGCCATGCGCACCTCCTGGCGGGCAGCAGCAGTCATCAGCGCCTTCCAGTCCTCGCTGTCGAGCTTCTGCATGACGCCGTTCACCGGCCATTCAACTTGGCGCGCGATGTCCGCCAACATGGCCCAGAGCTTCGCGTTCTGCTCCAGAGTGCGACGGGACTTCACCGGGCGGACGATGATCTCGATGGCCCCGGCCACTGAAAGCTCAGTGGCGAACAGGTACGCCAGCCGGCATACGTCACGGACCCGGCTCGGGCCAGAGGACCAGAAGTGGCGAGGTTTTGCGATTGCTTCAGCCACGCTTCACCCCCTTGCGCGCGGCCTTGATCGCTCGGGCCGCCCTGATGAAGCCGCTCGCAGCGCCGCAGAGCATCGCCCAGGCCAGGTACATCGCGTACATAGCGAGCATCGCGCCGCCGGCGCCCATGACTGCGTAGCCAACGAGTTGAGCGAAATTATTCATGGTCATGGCTTCACCTTCAGGCCCTGGGACTCGATGGCGGCACGAACGTCATCTGCGTACAGAACTGGGCCGGCCATGGTCACGATGTCCTTTGGCAGCTCCACCACTACGGCCTCGCGGGAGGCCTGCCAGCCCTTCTGGAACGAATCCCAGTCGGCCTGGGCCATCGGATCGATGTAGTTGTTGCCCTTCGGCGGCTGGCGGCGATGGTCGCGCGAGTTGGTGCGCTCGAAGGCTTCGCGCATTTCACGCATCTTGTTGGTGTCCATCAGTGCTTCTCCTGCATGGCCTGGCCGATCGCAGCTGCGGCCAGAACGATGGCCCTGCGAACGCAGTCGTCTGAGTAAGTGGTGTGAGCGTCGGCTGTCTTGACCAGTACGCCCGGATGGCTTCCAGGCCCGTAGATGGTCAGATCGAGCTTCACCGCCAGGCGGAATGCATCACCGTCGTCTTCCAGTGGGTTCCAAGGCTCGAACCCGGACGGGTTGCCGGGCTCTACCTCAATCCCGAAGGTCGGCCCGTAGGCCAGACTGTCGTCGTACCAGCGGACAACGTAGCCAGCAGCCTTGGCGGCCATCTCCAGCAATTCGCGATCTGTCATGGTCATCACTTGCGCCCCTCAATCCGGTTCAGCACCCATGTGACCGGGATCGCCGCAAGCAGCACCACTGGCGTGATGTAGATCCCGAAGCGCACAGGCTTTGGCAGGTCCAGCGATATGGCGAACTCGCACCACAGATAGGCCATTACGGAACCCAGAACGATCACCGACGGAGCCAGGACGATCATCAGCACCGCTTTCAGATAGGTGCGCATCACACCCCCTCCCCGGCCGGCTGCCCGGCGCGCTTGATGTTCAACTTGGCCATCAGTTGTGCACGGCACGCGGCGGCGCTGGTTGGGATCTGCTGGATCTCCAGCAGCCGGACCTGGCGCTGGCTGGCGTACTCGTCGGCCAGCTGGGCAGCGCTCTTCTGGCTGTCGTGGCCGATGCCGGTTGCGATGTCGCCCAGAGGCTCGCCGGCGACCAGCATGCGGATCGTGATGTCGTAGGCCCGGGCAAATACCTTCTCGGCCCGCTCCACCTCCATCGACCCCAGGTTCTGCGCTTCGCACTGCAGGGCCGCGTGGCGTACCGCTGCGTGCGTCCAGACGCGTGACCCTGCCCTGCTGGGGTGGAAGTTCTCCAACGCCTCTGCCAGGGCCCGCGCAAGCGGCGGAATGCCCATCTCTTCGGGAGTCGGCTGGCACAGCTTGATGAACTTGCCGCTGCTCGGGGCGAAGTCGGTACCCAGCAACCGGCACTTCTGGATGCCGAAGCGGATCTGCTCGAGCGTGTTGATGCCCGCGGCGACGAAGGACTTGATCCAGCTGCGCTTGGCAGCCTTCAAGGCCTCGTCATCCGGCCAGGCCTGCTTCCACGCCGGGAAGATGGCCTGCAGCTCCTTGAACAGGGCGTTGACCACTTCGGTGGTGCCGGGGTCCAGTTGCTTCGACGGGGCCTGCACCTCGGCGGGCAGGTTGCGGGCCGTGGCCATGATCTGCGTCACGCTGCGCAGTTTTGGTTGTGCGCTCATAAGCCCCCCAGGTCGTTTGCCCAAGTGGTGTCGTTGAAGTCGGGACCGTTGCGGCGCTGGCCCTGCTGGGCGCCCGGCAGCACCTTCTCCGGGAACAGCCCGGTCCAGCCGTTGCTGATCGACTGGTTGATCACAGCGTCAGGCGAGTGGTGGCCGGCCAGCGTCTTGGCCTGCTTCTCGCAGGTGGTGGCGGTCAGTGGCTTGCGGATCTCTTTGCGGTGCTGGCACCAGTCGGCCCAGGTCTGCTCGCTGACGTTGGTTGGCTTGCAGGTCATCGGATCAAACTTCGGAGCCTTCTTCTTCGCCGAGGGAGCGGCAGCGACCGTCTGCTCTACTGGTTCAGTGACTGATTCAAAAGAGTGACTGGTTCTGGTGCTTTCTGGGCCTACACCCCCTGTAGGCTGTGGGCCTACACCTGTGCTTTCTGGGCCTACAGGGGTGCTGTTTGGGCCTACAGGGGTGCTGTTTGGGCCTACAGGTCGGCACAGGGTTATGCGGTACAGGTTCGAGCTGTTTCCCTTCGGCCCTTCGCGGTTTTCGATACGCACCAAGCCTTGAGCCTCCAAGTGCTTGATATGCTTGCGAACGGTGCTCCGGTCGATCTCGCACTGGTCGGCGATGTGTTGATACGACGGCCAGCACTCGCCCTGGTCGCTCGCGTTGTCGGCCAGCTTGATGAGCACCAGCTTGCGCAGCGGATTGCCGACCTTGGTCTTCATGGCCTTGACCATTAGTTCCATGCTCATTTACCGCGCTCCTGGGTCATGGCGGCATCCCAGTACGACTCGAACGCATCCTTCAGCCGGCCACTCAGGTCCAGGGCAGCTACGTGCTGACCCTCAGAGGCGCAGGCGTCGACATCCTCGATTTCGTCCAGCAGATAGCCTTCGACGTAGGCCTTGGCCTTGTCGCGGAGTTCGCGCAGAGCCAGAAGCTCTCGATAGAAGCCAGCGGGAACGCGAGCCTTCTGCAGCCAATCGTTCTCGGCCCTGAGCTTGTCGTAGGCCTCAGCCATCACGACATCAGGGCCGTGAGGGTCGTAGCTGATGCGGTTTCCTGCTTCGGAAAGCATCTTGACCACCTTGTAACGATGGACTTCGCTCATGCTGCACCCCGCACGGCCTTGTCGTGGGTGTGAAGGCCATCCCCGGCGCATTCACATGCAGCGGCGAGGGACGCTACAGCCCGCTCATGGCGGCGCCTTGCGTTGTACTCGGCCTTCTTCGCCGCCTGGACACGTTCGTATTGGGAGTTGGTGAACATCATCACCGGCAGGAAGTCGTCGTTATCTGGATCGAATTTCCCCTCTGGCCGGCCATGGGCCTGGAAGTAGGTGTCGTACATCGAGCGCAGCTCAGCCTTGAGGGCCTTGGTTGCAGTCGAAGCCTTATGCAGATCAAGGGCCGTCATGGCCGCCCGCTCTACCAGTTGCTGATAGGTAATGGTGGGCATGGTCAGAACTCCAGGCGCTTGATTTCGGACAGCAGCGCACGACTGTGACGCTGGATGTAGATCTGGCTGAGCTTCTTCTTGCGGGACTCGAAGTCCATGCCAACGTCAATCAGGGAGGCATTCACGCGCTGAAGGTGCTCGATGCAGCGGATTTCGCACGGGGTCAGGTGGTCTCGGATCGAGTCAGTCGGGCTGATGCAGTGCGCCGCCCGGTATGCCTTCGAAGGCATGCCCAGAGCGATGCGGTTGATCAGGTCGAACTCGTTGCTGAAGTGGTAGTGTTTAACGTCCTTGCCGACAGACAGGCGACCATGCTTGATGGCCTCGGTCAGGGCTGGGGCCTCAAGGCGCGCTCTCTCACGGGCCTGGCGCCCCTCCACCAACTGGATGTGCCCGACAACTACGGCATCGAAGGTGCGGATTACGTGCAGGTGGAACGCAGGGCTTATCCACATGGCATAGCTGTAGATGAGGTCCCGGCTGGCATAGGTGCCGCCGTATCGACCTGCCTTCGACTCGACAGGTTTAAAACCCGGATTTTCCGTAATTAGAAAACCCTCGATTTCCTTGGTTGCTTGAAGGCTCAACCATTCGTTTGGCCTGATGTCCTTCACAACCCCATCAGCCTTTGCGGCCTTCTCCAGGTCGTTCAGGGAATAGCGCCCCTCGCTGTCTTGCCGGATTTTCACCCCACAGATAGCGATTGGCTTATCACGCGCCACGAAATCGTGGTTCGCATTTTGTGGCGCGAAGGCCACGGTATTGCTTTGGATGGTCTGATGCATATATGATGACCTCACACAAGCGTTACGAATGCAGTACAAGAAACCGGGCGGCCACCCGGTTTTTTTGCGTCTGCGTTTTGGGTGATAGTTCTTTCAACGGCAGTTCCTCATGAGTCCCTCAGGGGCTTATTAGCCCTTGCGAAACGACCGAACGTTGCTTCGGCCAGGCTCTGTTCTCGTCATGCGGTCGAGAGCCTCATTGATGATTCGTGCCGCCAGTTGCTCAGGGGTTAAGCCCTTCTGCCTGGCGAGATACGCCAGATCCGAATTGCCCTTCCCGTCGAGCTGGATTCCCAGCTCTTTGCTTTCTGGCACAGGGCCTCCTCGGCCACTTCAGGCCACGTCAGTCTTCGCGTTAAGCTCTTGCATCATCTGGTCGAGACCGCGCTCCAGAATTTCCCTGGCGAGAACGGCCTTTTGGGTGCGCTTGAATCGAGCCATGGCCGAGAGCAGATCGTCGGCAGCCTCATCCAAGCGAACCTTGGTGGGCTTGTTGTGCAGGTGGTCGGGGTCGAAGTACGACACGGTTGGTTCCTTTGTGGTTGAAAGTGGTTAAGCAGCAGTTTTCTTTGCGCTAGCGCTGGGCTGGGAAGCGTCTTCCTGGGCTTCTTCCTCCAGGGCCTTGAAGACGTCCGGGCGAGCTACGCGCAGGAACATCATTCGGGCACGAGGAATGCCGTGCTTTTTCCAATCGCTCACCGATGGCGGGCGTACCTCGCACAGCTCGGCTACGCGAAATGTCCCGCCCAGAGCTTCGATAATTGCGCTGGGGTTCATGCCTGGGTTCTCCGGCTGGAATCTTAGGTAGTGATATTAGGCATACCTTTTATTTAGGTCAATAGGAATACCTTAGATGCCAGGTGTTAGGCTGTCCTAATGAGCACACTTCAAGAGCGTTTGCGCCAGGTCATGGCTGGCCCACCGAAAATCACGCAGGCCTCACTAGCCCGCGCCTGTGGAATCACGGCGCCCTCGGTGAATGATTGGCTTTCGGGCAAGACCAAAACTATCGAGGGGCAAAACCTGCTCCTTGCCGCTGAGCACTTGGGCGTTACACCCAAGTGGCTGGCAACCGGAAGGGGGGCAATGAAAAAATCGCCATCTGGCGAAGTAGAGAGCTCAAATGTGGAAGCCGCTTTGCAGCCCACAAGATCCTTCTCCTACCCCGAAATCAGTTGGGTTCAGGCCGGTATCGCTAGGGAGGCGGTCGAGATGGGTAACATAGCTCTATGCCCTCAGCACACGTCTGACGTATGGGCTGGCGAGGACGCCTTCTGGCTAAGGGTGATTGGCGACTCGATGACATTGTCTTCGGGAAGTCCGTCATTCCCTGAGGGCTTCCTGATTCTGATAGCTCCAGACATTGAGCCAAGGCCGGGGCAGTTTGTCGTAGCTAGGATGACCAGCACCAACGAAGCGACTTTCAAACAGCTTGTTCGCGATGCTGGGGAGCTATACCTGAAGCCTCTGAACTCGGCGTACCCGACCAGAGCTGTTGATGACGCATGGGAGATCGTTGGCACGGTCGTCGACGGCAAAATGCCCAAATCGGTATTCCTGTAGGGCGCGGCCATGACGCTAACCAAACCCAACCAAGAACTCCGCCGCGACCTTCAAGGCCTTGCATCTGACCTCAAGTGGTCAGCCGTCGAGCTGAAACGGATTGCTGAGCGCATCAGCCTGTCCGGGAATGACCCAGATGCTCAAGCCGTACTGAGGATGTGCCGGTCCTTTCAGGACGCCGAGGAAAGGCTTGCCGGATATGCAGAGGAAACCCACCTGGGGCTAATTGTCCGGGTAAAGACACCTTGCGAGGTGCCAGAGTGAGGATCCGCCGGGCTGGGGAGGATCGGTTGGTGGGGTATGGGGATGAGGTGATGGTGGGGCGGATACTTCGGGCGAAAGAGTAGCTTCGGCAGGGTGCCGAGAGGAGTGATGGAGCAATCCGTTTGGCAGCAAAAACCAAAACTTGCATCGCCCCCATGTAAGATAAATATTTAGGGCTCATGCACACGCGGCAGCATTGATTATGGATAGAGCAATTGAAAAGCTAGTCGTGCCTGAGAAGGTCTTGCGACTGCACATGGAAGGAATAGATGAGCTCGGCGGTGACGTCCGCCTTGGCTCGTTCATTGATAAGCTTTCCTGCCTCAAGGCGGCGCTTGCCGAAACCGAGAGCCTGATGGCCAGCGGAGCACACACGAAGGTAGATTTTGTGGTGAGCGAACTGAGCCATAGCAGCCCGGCGATGATCGGGCTTCGCGGGATAGACCATGCTGATAGCGCAGTAAATGCGGGCAGCATCATGGACGAATTGGCTCGCTTCATAATCAGCGTCCGTGCCAACACCGAGGCTGTAACCTCTGACAAAGCAAAGCTAATCGGCCACCTGAGAAAGTTAGCTAGCGGCGTTGGAGAGAGGTTTTCCAGAATATGGATCGATGGCCCCGGTCTGAAAGTAATAAAGTTCGACGAGGCGGCGGCCAAGGCTTTTGAGCAAGCTCTTCCAGATACGAGAAGAGAGATTGGCAGCTTCAAAGGAACGGTCAAACGTTATTCTGGAATCAACAATCAGCTTTACTTCAAGATTGTCCCCCCAGTGGGGGGTATGGAAATAAAGTGCACATTTACATCTAAGTTGCTTTCCCAGGCCGCCGCTGCAGTAGAGAACACGGCTACCGTTGAGGGCGAGCTTAAGTACTACGGCGACGATTTTTGGCCTTACGAAATTAAGGTCACGACCATTGAGATACACCCTAAAGATTCCGATCTGCCTACCCTGGCCGGCCTAGCAGGGTCCGAGCCGGAGATCGGTGGGGAGCAGGATGCTGAAGATTATGTAAGGGAGCTGCGTAGTGGCTGGTAAGCGGTCTATTGTATATTGGGATACATCAGCGTTCTTGGCATTGCTTAAATCTGAAAGCGGGCATGGGAAGGGAGTGCTCGAATCCCTTACATCACAAGCTGGTGCCTTTGATAGGGGCGATATTATTCTCGCTACATCAACCATAGGCGTCATGGAGGTTTTATCCTCCAACATTACAGACGAAGGGAGAGATAAATTTGAGCTCATGCTGCGCAGGAGTAACTTCCAGCTCGTTATGGCAAATGAGGCAGTCGCTCGCCAAGCTGCATCCCTGCGGAAGCATTGCTATCTATCAGGAAAGGGCGCGGGAAGTACGGAGTATCTTGTGAGCCCGGCAGATGCCATTCATGTAACCTCCGCGATGATACTGCATTCAGACTTATTGGTGACGCTGGACAGCAAAACGAAGGCACGGAAGCAAGAGCTCGCCATGACCGCCGTATCATCGTTCTATCCGGTACCAGGACTGCACCCAGTAAGCATCATGCGTCCTAGTCTTGGCATGATCGGGACCGACTTGCTGTAGCTCTCCTTCTGAGAAGTGCGGCCCGCGCCTGGCTTGTCGCATCTGCGCGACCCGCTTCGGCGGGCTTTTTCATGCCTTCACGCTTTTTTCACGCCCTACCCTGCACAGTGAAGGCTCATCCGATTTCCCTACGTTAGCCCGCATAGCAGTGCGGGCTTTTCTTTGCCTGCTAGGCTCTCCTCATCAGCACGAGGAAACGCCATGACCGACCTTCCAGACGATCCGACCCCAGCCCTGCTCAGCCGACTAAACCAAAACATCAATGCTCTCGGCGCTGCAATCGAGGAGATTGGAATCTGGATCGACCAGCGGGGGTCGACTGATACGTCCGAGCGGATAAGCGAGCATCTTGAAGTGCTTTCGGATAACAGCGACGCCATAGCCGAGCTGCTGGTGGACCTAATCGCTAGGTGGAAACCCGAAGGCCAGAGCGACGAAACAGATTGAGCTGACCAGGCTAAAGATCCCTCTCTGCCCACTTCGGTGGGCTTTTTTATGCCTGCCCACCAAAAGAGTACAAATGTGCTCTATCCAGTATTGCCACTGACCTCCACATTATTTACTGTACATCCATACAGCTAATGGAGTTTTCACCGTGGCCAAAACCAAGACAGCATCCAAGTCCCAAGCCCCTACCCCGCCTACGCGATACGAGCTGATGGGCGCCCGCATCCAGAAGATCGTCAATTCCCCAGCAGCTCAAAGCTCACGCTCCGTCATCCTAGCCAAGGCCGACTATGAGGCCCAGGAAGATTGGGAGCGCTTCCTTGACGAGGTGGCCGAGAACGACAATGTGACCATCGCTCCGTGCGAGGACGGCTCCGTCCGGCTGAGCTGGGTCATATCCAAGGAAGACTGATTTCAGCATCCCTCTTTGCCCACCTAGAGTGGGCTTTTTTGTGCCTGAGCGAAAAAAGTTAGGAATACCTATTGACGAGAAAAGAAGGAATGCCTAATGTTCACATCACCGGGCGGCGCTACACAGCCCCTCGGGAGGCCCTCAAGCCTAACCGCTCTTTAACAACCCAATCGCAGAAAGGCTGCCAGCCAGCGAAACGACTAACGCACCGGGCGTGGGCGACTCCCACCCTGCTGCGCTGTATCGGATAGCCCTGGCAGCCCAAACCAGAAAACGTATGGAAAGAAATCATCGCCCAGTCGCAGGTGGCGGGTAACAGCGACCTGGAACACCCGTTGAGCTGTAGCGCCCGGCATGCCGGCGCATCGGTCAACACGACATTCGATTTGAGCCAGCGACCGACGCCAGTAGCGGGTCGCGGCGCACCACGAGATTCACTGAAGCACCTGGGCGACCGGGTGCTTTGGGAATCCACTGGAGGAACACGACATGAACCGCAAGCAATTCCGCAAAGCCCGCGTCGCCGTGAAGTCCGACCGCATCAACAACACATGCAACTGCCTCGTCCCCGGTTACGAGAAGGCGCTGATCCTTGAGCTGATGCACCGCCCGCGCTCCTGGTGATTTCGCTCGCAGCCATTTCCAAGAGTGGCTGCTGGGAAATCAACCGGAGAACCGTCATGACTCAACAACCCCAAGCGCCAGTGAAATGCGCCCGCTGCTACCAGCCGGTAGAGAAGCCGATCTACCGAACCATCCACTTCATCGGCTTTGACCGTGGCAGGCGGGCATCCATGAGCGAGAACCTGCCGTTTTGCAGCGAAGAGCACGCCAGTCACGAGCAAATGAGCCGAGAAGGCTGACGATTTCACTGGCTGGCCTTGGCGACAGGGCCAGACGGGAAATCAACCGAGGCTATCGATATGCGCCATATACAGTACCGACTTGCCCACGACTGCCCTCAGTGCGGTGCAAAAGACGCAAAAGACGAATGGGGCGGAGCTCGCATGTGGAGTACCTCATGGGGTCACGGCTTCAGCTGCTGTAGCGAAGAATGCGGTATCGCGCTTGCCAAAACAGTGATCCCCGACCAAGAGACAAAAGCTGGTAGGAAGCGCCTGAAAGCCCTCTGGGAGAAGCTGGCTGGTCAGGCGGAATACATTCTCTCTGGCGAGCCGTACCCCGGATACCCATGGCGGTGATGATCAGAACAACCAGCGCCACGTCCGCCTGACGTTAACTGCCCGATGCCCTGCTCCCCATCGCAGGGTTCATCGGACTGGGCTCGGATGAGCTGCAAGCAAACAGCGGGGTGGCCACCTCGACGCTGATAACCGGTCGATTGCCCAGCCTTCACGAGCCCAGTCCGATGCACCCCGCATCATCAGGAGAACCCCATGAAACACGCAGCAGCTATCGCCCAGCTGGAGGTCAGCGCTCAGGTTTGCGAAACCAACGCGCCGATCAACGAGGCCGAGGGTAATCACGAGCAAGCCAAGCTTGAGCGTGACAACGCAGCGGCCTACCGGGTGGCAATCGCCCACCTCAAGGCTGACCAGTAACACCCTTTTTGCAGGCGAGTCCGAGGGCATCAGCTGGCCAGACTCGACGCATCCCGGGCAGCGCCGGGCGCCTGCACCCCTTCCCTTCACATACGACCGCATCGGCAGGCGCCAGGCCACCTTTCACGGTGGGTTTGGTCACCCGCGCCTGGCTCCTGGCCAATGCGGTCCAGAGGACTCACCTATGTGCGATTGCAGACAGAAATTCGAAAAGGCAGCAGCAGATCGTCATCCGGAAATCACCGGCGCCAAGGCGACCCTGCAGGGTTACATGCTGATCCCGGCCGGGCGCCAATATGCGGAATGCGAGATCGTCGGCACCAGAACCACCGCCAAAGGCAAGGAAGTGAAAGCCAAAGCAACCATCAACGTGCTCGGCAACTACTGCATGTTCTGCGGTGAGAAGCACCCGGAGGCAGCATGAGCCAATACACGGATGCGGTCATGAGTGCGGCGCAATCGCTGGAGAAGGCTGAGGCCGCCCACAAGCTCGCGGTCGAGCGGCTCGCTGCTGTTCGCGGACACTGCGGTCAGCGCGGCTATTCGGTGACAGTCAACGGCGTGACGGTAGCGGTTTCGGAGTGCGACAGCCGAACCTATCAAGGAACGCTGATCCGAGGTAGGGAAATGATCCACCTTGGAGCGCTTAAGGCCCTTGGCGCCGAACTTGATGCTGCTGAAAAGCGCGTCCTTGAGTGGCGCGCCTACCTGGCATCAATCGTTATCAAGTAAACCACGACTGGAGGCGACCATGGGCGCACTTCGAGCAGCACAATGGCAGTACGACAACCAGTTGCCGCCGGCGGTGAGCGAAAGCGCGGCTGAGGAAGCTGAGGCGCGCTGGATCGACGACGGCATTGCCGAGCTGATGGCGCGCCGTGACTTCGTGTTCCAGCGCAACTTCCGGCAGCGTGGCGTGACCTACGAGCGCTTCGCCCAGGCGGTTGATGAGTTCGTGATGGGCCAGATTGGCCAGTCAGGAATCAGTAACTCTGTGCTGGGCCGCCTGATACTTGCCGCGCGGTGTAAGTCCAGCAGCGAGGCAGCATCAGCGGCAAACGAGGCCATGAACGTGCCAAACCCTGACGCCATGCTGCAGGAGATCGCCCGCACGCTGCTCTCGCCCTTCGCGAAAGAAGGAGTGCTGGCCCAGGCCGAGGATGCGGAATGAGCCCTCACAGCATCGCGGTCAGCGCTATCGACGGCGCCATTGAAACAATGCTTCTGCCGGGCTCAGGTCCGGTGGAAGACGCCAAGGCCGAAACCTTGGTGGTCGCCTACTTCTCCCTTCTGGCCATCGACTCCAACGAGTTCAAACACTTCTGCGAGCGCATCCGGCGGATTGCCGAACGGCGCAAGGAGGCTGCATGACTACGCCAATCTTTAAATCGCTGATCGACGAACAGGTCGAAGAGGTGAAGGCCGCTCAGGTGCGCGGCACCGTCCAATTCCCGGTAGGGATGCGTGTCGCAGACCTGCCCTACCCGATCAAGGCTGACTGGCTGAAGTGCCGGCCGATCAGTGCCAGGCCTCGGCCATGACCCGCTACCAACGCGCCCGCCGCTTGGTCATCTGGCGCGGCTCCTTCTCCATGCTCTTCGCCTGCACCTTCTTCATGCTGGCCAGCGCATTGGCGGGCAGCATCACTTCCTGAATCACACGCACCCGAGCCCGGCGGGCCGCACTGCGGATAACCGTACCCCCCTCGGGAGCGTAAGCGGCGAGAGCGCGCAACCATCCACCGCAGCCAGGGCCTGGAGCGTACCTCCGTGCCTGGGTGACCTGGCATTTTCCCTTTCAACTGACGGCGCCGGCCAGGCGCGAGGTTTTCCAATGTTCGCAGAACAGAAACTGATCACGATCGAAGAGATCAGCGAGGCGAACGCCCCGGCCATCTACGTGGCCGGAGGCCTGCAGCAATTCATCGAACTGGTGAAGGGCGAGATCGAAGGCGAAGTCCCCGATCTGACCACCCGCAAGGGACGCGAGCGCATCGCCAGCCTTGCCGCCAAGGTCAGCAAGTCGAAGGCCGCTGTCGAGAAACCGGGCCGCGACTACCTTCGCCGGCTCAAGGAAATGCCGAAGGTGGTCGAGGCCGAACTGCGCGAGTTCGTGACCAAGATGGACACGCTGCGGGACGAGACACGCCGGCCGCTCACCGAATGGGAAGCCGCAGAGGATGCGCGGATTGATCGCCACAACGACCGCCTGAACTGGCTAAAGACCCTGGCCGATGACCTTGGTGAGCTGAGCTCTCTGCACATCAAAGGCCTGATCGCCGAGGCTGAAGGCATGCAGCTTGGCGCTCACTGGGAAGAGTTCGAGGCCGAGGCGGCCAACACCAAGGACAAGGTGCTTTCCACCCTGCGGGCAGCGCTCCAGAAGCGCGAGCAGTTCGAAGCTGAGCAAGCCGAACTGGCCCGTCTGCGCCGCGAAGCAGAAGAGTGCGCCGAGCAGGATCGCATTCGGGCAGCCCAGGAGGCCGCCGTCGAAGCTGAGCGTCAGCGCGTGGCCCAGCAGCAACAAGCAGAACGCGAAGCGGCAGCCCGCCGCGAACAGGAACTGATTGACCAGGCCGCCGCACAAGAGCGCGAAGCCGAGAACCAGCGCCTCCAGCTCAAGTTGCAGGCCGAGCAAGCCGAACGTGCCCGGGTTCAGGCCGAAGCCGACCGCGTAGCCACTGAGCAGCGGATGGAACAGGAGCGCCAAGACGCCGCCCGCCGGCAAGAGCAAGCCGCTGAGCATGCGCGCCAGGAAGAGCGCCGCCGTGCCGATGCCGCAGCCGCCGAGATCCTCCGTCAGCAAGAAGCCCGCGAGCGCGACAAGGCGCACCGCGCCAGCATCAACCGCGCCGCCTTGGACGCCTTCGTCTCCGGCGGCATGACCGAGGAATGCGCCAAGCAGGCCATCACCCTGATCGCCCAGCGCAAGATTCCGAACATCGCCATTTCCTACTGAGGTCGCCATGAGCCAGGCAGTAGCCATAATCTCGCAGGACATCTACGCGCAGCGAAACCAGTTCGCCAATGTGCTGACCGACCGCTCGCTTAACTTCGAACGCGAGGCCGAATTCGCCATCCAGGTCATCACCTCGAGCGAGTACGCCACCAAGGTGGCAATGCAGAACAGGCAGTCGGTGGCCAACGCGATCACCAACATCGCCGCCATTGGAATCAGCCTGAACCCGGCCAAGAAGCAGGCCTACCTGGTTCCGCGAGACGGCCGCATCTGTCTGGACATCAGCTACATCGGCTTGATGGACCTGGCCATGTCGACCGGCGCCATACGCTGGGCCCAGGCAGAACTGGTCTACGCCGCCGATGCTTTCAGCCTAAACGGCTTCGACAAGCCTCCGACCCATTCCTACAACCCGTTCGCCAAGGATCGCGGTGAGGTGATCGGCGTGTACGTGGTGGTCAAGACCGCCGACGGCGATTACCTGACCGAAACCATGAGCATCGAGGATGTGAACGCCATCCGGGATAGATCGAGCGCCTGGAAGGCCTGGGTCAGCAAGAACAAATCCTGCCCTTGGGTCACCGACCCGGGCGAGATGGCAAAGAAGACCGTGGTGAAGCGTGGCTACAAGTACTGGCCGAAGACCGAGCGCCTTGAACAAGCGATTCACCACTTGAACACGGACGGGGGTGAGGGTCTGGCCAGCGTAGCCGGCTCGGCACCCACCGATCCCGAGATGGCGAACAGCTGGATCGCATTGGCACAGAAGGCCGGCAGCCTTGAGGCACTGACCGATGTGTACCAGCAGGGTACTGCGGCCATGAAGCAGGCAAAGGATGCAACCGGCCATGCCCGCTTCAAGGCCGAGGTCACCAAGCGCGCCGACGCCATCAAGGCAGAGGCGGCGCCCATCGAAGGCGAATCTGAGGAGGTGTTAGATGGAGCAGCGTAGCGCTGAATGGTTCGCAGCACGCCTTGGCTGCGTCACCGCGAGTCGAGTGAAGGATGTGATGGCCAGCGGCCGGGGCGGCGCACCATCTGCCGCCCGCAAAAATTACATGATGGAGCTTCTCTGCGAGCGCCTCACCGGCCAGTCTGGCGGCGCCGACCTTTCCCGAAATGCTGCCGTGCAGCGCGGCGTCGAGCTCGAACCGTTTGCCTGCATGGCCTACGAGGCCGACAAAGGCCTGATGGTGGTCGAAACCGGCCTGGTCATGCACCCGACAATTGCTGGCTTTGGTGCGTCACCGGATGGTCTGGTAGGCGACGATGGCGTGCTGGAGATCAAGTGCCCGAACACTGCGACCCACATCGCCACCATGCAGTCTGAGCGCCACGACCCGCAGTACGAGTGGCAGATGCTGGCCCAGATGGCCTGCACCGGCAGGGCCTGGGCAGACTTCGTCAGCTACGACGACCGCTTGCCTGAGCAGCTTCAGTACGTATGCCACCGCTTCGAGCGCGACTTCAAGCGCATCCGCGAGATGGAGTCAGAGATCAAGGCGTTTCTGGAAGAGCTCAGCGACCTGGAGAAGGAGATGCGCGAGCGAATGAAGGAGGCAGCATGAACCAATCTATCGACCTGGAGGCCGCCAAAGCGGCCTTCTTCGCGTCTGGCGGCCAGCTGATCGTGCTGGAGGGCTTCACCTACCGGCCACTGCCGCAGCGCAAGCACCCCGAGCCCAAGCCGAAGCGGACAAAGCCTACTGCGCATAAGTCGGAACACCCGCAGCAGAGCCGCGCCAGGACTCGCGCCGCACGGATCGCCGAGCTTGCCAAGACCATGACCTGTGGCGAGGTGGCAAAACTCCTTGGCGAGACCAAGGGAGCGCTTTGGGGCGTAGCCGCTCGCGAAGGATTCAGGTTCTGCAAGCCGCCACGCCAGGCGCAGCCAGTGAAAAACGCCGCCGCTCAAGAGGCTGCCGATCGGGAGCTGGCAGAGCGGATCATTGCCTTGCGCGATGAGGGTATGTCCCGCTGCCGGGCAACTGCAGTACTCGGGATCGGTAATCGCAAGCTTGAGCGAATCCTGGCTGCATTCGGGATCAACTTTCCGCTTCAGCGGCACCGGGGGTAGTACATGATCGCCACTATCACCCAGCCAGTGCCAGCCGTGAAGTACGCGGCGGCCATGGCTAGATCCACCGGCCAGCCTTGGGGCGTGTACCGAGGCAGCAAGCGTTTGTTAGTGGTCATGCCTTCCGGATCGACGAAGAAAACGCCGATTGAGGTGTGCCATCCATGAGGCGCATCAACAACCTGGTCCGCCAGCGCCGGCGGCAAGAACAGTTCCACCTGCCGCCCAGCGGCCTCACGGAGCATCGAAATGCAGAAAGCATCCTCTGGAGTCGTAACCCTCCCGGCCTGGATGAATCGGCCGGTCAAGAAGCTGTACAACACCCGCAGCGGCGGCCAGTACCGGCCTGATGATGTGGCCCTGGCCTTTGCCTTGAGCCTGCGTGAGCACGACAGCGCCGATCACCTGCGCAGGCTGGCACGGCGCTTGGTCGACAAAGTCTGCCTGGAGCATCAGCCGAACATGAAGCGCCTCGCCCGCGAGCCGGACGACGACAAGGTGTTCGACGCCGCGCTCAAGATCATCAACCGAGTGTGCGACCTGCTCGACATCGGGTCGGGCACCAGCTTTGTGCGCAATGGAGGCGATGATGGCTCTGACGCAGCAGCAGCGTGACGAGAAGCGCCGCGCCAAGGCCGAGCGTCTACAGGAAGAAGACCTGCGCTTGAAGGTTCGGCCAGGGACTAAGCAAACACTGCTTGAGCTGATGGAGTGGGCCGGGATCGAGGAACAGGGCGAGGCGCTGACGCTGATGATTCATCACGTCGAAGCGCTCGGGCACCACGCTCTGTTCAGGATCGCGCGCCACGAAATCGAAGGTCACCGTTCTGTGGCGCGGATTGAGCCGCTGCGACTTTCAGCCAGGCGGCGAACCGGCCAGCACCTGCGGGCCATATGCGGCTGGGCAGATGCCACATACAGCCAGATGATTGAGGCGCTGATCCACGGCATTCACGCCCTGGGCAGGCTGCACGCGGCGAAGTTTCTCACCCCACCGCGGCATGAAATCAGAATCTCACCGCGCCTGGCCCTGGCCTTCGATCGGAAGAGCATGCTGATGCTTCAGCAGGATCCGGGGGATGAGGTTATCCAACCTAAGGCAATGAGGGGTCTGGCTGGTATGGACCAAGAACTTTGTTGATGTTCGGCCAGACTAGGTAGGCCTTCCAGTTCTCATTGTCGTTTGAGCAGTAAACCAGGAATTCGCTACTGCTATCCCTGCTGACTCTGTATCTGATGATGCCGCAGCCCTTTACCTTGGCTTGAGCCAACGATGAGGAGATTGCGGTGTTGTATTCCCAGTTCCAATCGCCTGGATACTTGTCCTCTACAGATTCAGCTTGAGCTACAAACGGAAGCAGCAGCGCTGCCAATACCAGAAACCTCTTCAATCCAGCACCTCCATGGCCCGGCCCATGCCGGTCACCCGTATTACCGCATCCCAAACCAAATTGCCACCATGCCGCATCCGGCCACGGAGGGCGGCGCATGCATGGAGAAAGCCATGAGCCAGTTCTACCTGCAGGACAGCCGCAGCCATGTCGGCGAGGGCCTCATGTTCTGGGCCTTGGGCGGCGGCTACACCACCAACCTCGACAAAGCCGAGCTGTTCACCCAAGAGCAGGCCTGTGGCCACCGGGAAACAGACATTCCCTGGCCAAAAGACTATGTCGATGCCCGCGCACATCTCGGCGTCGACCACCAGTACATCAGCCTGGACGAGGCCCGCGACCAGCTGACACCGGGATGCACAGTTGTCTTGCAGATCCCTGGACACTGGAACGGTAATGACATTGCCTTGGCCAGGTGGCCAATAGGCCACACATACCGATTCGAGAAGGCCCACCGCCTCACTCTTGAGGCTGCCCAGGCGATCGACAACACGCCAGAGGAGGCAGTGATCTGGCCAGTGGCTTACCTCGAAGCCAAGGCCCGGCGCCTGGTGCACAAGCGGGACGTGAATATCAAAGAGGCCCTGCGCGGTACCGGTATCCAGATGGCGGTGCCTAGGAAGCAATGCAAGCTATGGCAGAGGCCGCTCAACTGCCACGGCTGCGGACGCTTCATCAGCTGGGACGGCCGATTCCTCAGCGACTGCCAGAACTGCGGCGCGAACAACTGCCCGTGACCCTCCCGCGCTGCCACCAGCGCCTTCCCGTTTCGGCAAAGCACGCCACCCGGGCTAGACGATACGCTTACCTCGGACCGAGACGCGGCTTCATATCCACGAGAGTTTTTGCGTGGTCCCTCATTCGCGTGACCAGATGCGAGGGATGGTATTGCTCATACGTTTCATCAGAGTTTTCGGGATGTATCCATTCAAAAAATTCAAGATGATCCGCAAGCGTCTCTCCAAACATAGCGGTGAGAAGCCTATTGCCCTCGGCATAGGACGAAGATTCAAAATCGTCAAAGTTGTGCGCTACGAACTTGTTACGGATCCGTACCAACTCTTTTTCGTCAGCGAATGCGCGGAACATTTTCACTTGTGCGCGAATGCTTTCTGGGTACTCCCTGATCTCCTTCCCGTAGTCCTTTAGAACATCGTGAAGCTTAGTTAAAGAGAGTATCGCTGCGATTTTGCTCATCCTGAGCACCCCAAAGGCCAAGCCGGTGCGCGGGTCGACATCTGCGCCAGTCAAGTAGTCCCGGACAACTCTAGACGGCGTGACCAAGTCGTAGATAAGGTCGTTTAGAAGCCAACCTAAATGCTCATTCCTGTCCATGTTCTCTCCTCTTTGGAGCAGAAATTGTATCGAGGAGATATCCCCATGCCCACAGAAAGCCGATCCAGCAACACAGAGATGGCCAGCGAACTGCTGCCCTGCCCCTTCTGCGGCCAGCAGGACTTCCTCATCGAGCGCCTAGACAGCGACGCTTCAGTGGTGATCTGCCAAGGCCTGACCGGTCCGCAGGAGGCCTGCCTGGCCCGTGGTCCGGTGGGCGTGGCGCAGGATGAAGGTGAGGAGCAGCCAGGCCGCGACAAGGCGGTCGAGCTATGGAATGCGAGAGCCGAGCAGCACCAGGGCGAGCCGGTGGCGTGGGTTCGTTTCCGCAATGGCGAGCCTGACTATGACGGCGATGCGTGCATGATCATGAACGTGCCAGGCGACACGCTCGGCGACGGTGATAGCTGGCAACCCGTCTACACCCACCCAGCGCCAGCCGATCCTGGCGAGGTTGAGCGGCTGCGCAAAGAGTCTGCCTCGCACAATGACGCACGGCAGACTTTGGCCGCTCAGCTGCGCGCCTCACACGCCAAGCTGACTGAGCGGGATGCGCTGCTGCGCGAAGTGCTCGAGTTCATCGACGACGGCGTGGGCCGCAGTGATTACGAGTGGGCGGCGATCCAGAAGGCTCGGACTGCCCTATCCGCCAGCGCAGAGCCTGAGGCGAAGTCGTGGAGACGCACTTCGCACCATTCACCGACCTGGAAGACGTTGAGCAAGCACCCTGCGGCACCTGGCTAGGGGAATCCTCCGAGCTGTCAGGCGACTGGGCCGAAGTCGATTGCCTGCTCTGCAAGAAGCGCCGAGAAAGGATCATCGCTGCCGCCGCTGATGAAGAGCGCTTCATCGTCGAGCAGATGGGCGACATGGCAGCCTTCATGCGCTCGGTGGATTCAGCCCCGCAAGAGAACATTTGTACTCCCAAGCTGTAACCCCTCTCCCCTCTATTCACTGCCGCGATATGGCGGCCAAGGAATCCCCGTGCCCGAAACAATTGAGTTGGACCTCGACGCGATCGAGGCCGCGGCCAAGGCTGCCACGCCGCAGGACTTCGACAGCGCCCAGGTCGCCAGCAGTGAAGACGGCTGGATCGAATGCCAGACCTGCGGCGGCGAGGGCTCCGTGGAGCTGACCGCCGACTACCTGAACTACGACGGCCAAGCGCTGGGCGTCCAGTTCTACGGGATTGGCGAACCGCACATTCACGCGGAGGCGCACTACCGCGCCGCCCGGCCTGCCGTGGTGCTGGCCATGGTTGAAGAGATCCGCAGCCTGCGCCAGCAGATTGAGCAACAGAAGAACACCAGCCGCACCATCACGCTGGCGGGGTGCGAATACACGGAAGATGACCTCATCGGCACTGCGGTCCGGTGCGTCAGCGGAACCAGAAGGCAGAAGACCCCGCGCTGGGTGCTCATGATGGACGCATTTGTCTGCGGCTCAGGTGTAGCCCAAGCGCTGTGCCGGCGTTACGGGCTGGACCCGGACGAGGGGCTGCGCAAATGACCCGCCTCGCCCTCTGCCTCCTGCTGCTGGCCACCGGCGCCAGAGCAACCGAACTGCCGCCAGGGGTGTCGTCCTTCGAGGACAAGCCGCGAGGTGTCGTCTGCTACGTCATGAACTCGCTGGGCAACAACGCCATCAGCTGCGTGAAGGTCTGGCTGCCGCAAGTGGCTGGCAACGAGCGCCAGCTCTCCCCGCACGAAACCCAACCCGAACCTACACCCGCACTGGCGCCTGGGCGCTGGATTGATGAGAGGTATGAGCTGTGACGGACACTGATTGGAACGTCGCGCCCTTCGATGCAGAAGCATGGGCGCCATGCACAGCCAAATTCATGGCGGGCTGGTACAAAACAGACGCTCAAGGCCGATGGTATTACGCCAGATCGCGTAGCGCAGGCTGGTGGGCCATCGAGCGGCCATCGACGTATCGCCAGCGCCAAATGGAGCGGCGGCCATGACCGACCTGATCGAAGTGAAGACGGCCAGGCTTATCGGCGTGGCTCTCGACTGGGCTGTGACCAAGGCTGCGGGCCTGGAAGACACCGCCAAACTGGTCTTTCCAGCCATCATCGACGAGCGTAACCAGCCCTGCATGGTTACGCACTCTTGGAGCGCGTGGTCGCCATCTACCGATTGGAGCCAGGGCGGCCCGTTGATCGACAAGCACCATGGCAGCGCTCAGCACTCTCCGGGCCTTGCCGAGGAGGCCTGCTACAGCGGTGGGCCGGCGGGCGCGGGGGTCTGGCTCTATGGCCCAACCGCGCTGGTCGCGTTCTGCCGCGGCTTCGTCCACTACAAGCTCGGCGATACCGTCCAGGTGCCGAAGGAGCTGATGCCATGTTCTTGATCCCACTCGCAGCACCACTGCTCATGGCCTACCTGGTATGGAAGGCGCCGCGATGAACACTCACCAGGTCACGCATCGCCAGGAGGCCACATGGGCTACATCAACCCGCTGCTGAAACTCCCGGCTGGCCAAGCCCTGCTGAACCTGCCGGCCGAGGACAGAGCGCGCATCGAGGCCGTGATGCGCGAACTCCGCGCCCAGGCCGACGCAGAGGCTGAAAATTCCTGGCTCCGCCGCAAGGGTCCGATGGCCGCTTACTGGCGCGCCGTTTCCACCTACGCCCGCCACCTGGCGCACGCGCTTTCACGCAACGCCCAGTCGTAACCCCTCCCCCAACTACTCAAGCCCGCCGACATGCGCGGGCGAGGATTCGTCATGCCCAAAGCATTGCTACGCGAAGTCGCTATGGACTGCATTTCCGACATGGCCCAACACCTGCCCGAAGGCTGCGAACTGTTCGTCATCGCCTGTCGGCCAGGCAAAGACGATTTCGACCTAGTGCTGCCTTCGCCCGAGGCAAACCTGAACAACGCCCTCGATGCTCTCCGCCGCCAGGGCCTGAGCATCGACGGCGCCAACATCTACAAGCAGGCCGTGTGCGACCTTGCCGTCGGCGCCATGGTCATGGGCAAGCAGAACAACAACCCGCCGCCGGCAGGCCACTGGGGGCAGAAGTTCTGGGATATCGGGCGGGCCGAGGGCGAGCTGCAGGAAGAGCTGACCAAGGCGCTGCGCCTGGTGCGCAAAGAACTCGACGCCTGCCAGCGAGTGATCCACTACGCCGGAGGCTTCACGCCCGCCTACGTCGACGACGCCCAGGCCGCCATCAAGGTGGCTGACGCGGCGCTGTCGAAAATCCCGGCCTGACCAACAACCTGCCGCCACCGGCGGCGTGGAGACCATCCATGAACCTGATCGACTGCTACGTCACGAAGATCCTCGGCGAGCCGTACCGCAAGTTCGGCGCCGGGTGGGTCGATGCCGAATACGAGGCCTATGGCCGCATCAGCAAAACCCAGCTCATGTTCCGCACCGAGGAAGCCGCCCGGGCGGCGAAGGTCGGGCACCATTTCTTGGCCTGACCCTCTATATAAAGGAGACACCCATGCGACACGCAGAAAACATTGACCGCTTCCTGCGCCTCGACGAGGTGCTGCACGTGACCGGGATCGGGCGGAACACCGTCTATCGCAGAATCCGTGAGGGCACCTTTCCAAAACAGGTTAAGATAGGCCCCAATTCAGTCGCCTGGCGCCAGTCGGACATCACCCAGTGGATGACCTCTTTCGAGCCCAGCAACGACCAATCAGTACATTGAGCAGTACATTGAAATACCAATTTCCGCTCAAACCCTTATCCCACCAGCTATACAGGTCCACCAGTGGAAATCTTCAAGGAATTTACATTCGAGTCAGCCCACCGCCTGCCCCACGTTCCTGAAGGGCACAAGTGCGGCCGCCTGCACGGCCACTCGTTCAAGGTCGGCCTGCACCTGACCGGCCCGCTCGACCCGCACACCGGCTGGATTCGTGACTTCGCCGAGGTCAAGGCGATCTTCAAGCCGATCTACGACCAGTTGGACCACAACTACCTGAACGACATCCCAGGCCTCGAAAACCCGACCAGCGAAGTGATCGCCAAGTGGATCTGGGAGCAAGTCAAACCGCTGATGCCAGAGCTGTCCAAAGTGCGCATCCACGAAACCTGCACCAGCGGCTGCGAATACTGCGGCGACTGA